ACCTGCAATGGCTCCCAACAGAGAGATTTCAGGCCAAGCGATAATGCACATCAAAAGGAACTCTTTCATACTACCCCCTAGAGACCGTGAAGCCTACGGTCAGTTTGTTCGAGATCAAAAGTCTGACCGTAAAAATCCAACAGGTCAAGATAGGGGTTCACATTGAACACGTCATTAAGCTCTTCAAGCAAAGTTGAAACTTCAGCTTGATTTAGACGCAAACCTTGATGATTTGCCTGAGCCATACTGAGTCTCAAGATCAGATGCAAAGAGTTGCTTGGGGTTACAGATTTCTCAACATAGTGAGCACTCAACTTCTCGAAACAAGTTAAGCATTTACGACCACCCTCAAGCTTCTGGATAGGCTCAAGCTGGCTACGCTCAAAGTCAGCACCACAAAGACAGAGACCATCACCATTTTGGCTCACATGAATGAGCGTTCCACCAGTACATTTAATCCACATGGTTAGCCGCCCTTTCACAAAAGGTTACACTTTCTTCCTCACTTCTAGCAGTGCTCATAAAGTGACGTTCAGAGGAAGGGCAAAAGGTTTCAATATGCTCCCGTGGCTTGTTGAGTGGGTAAGGGTGGATTGATTCAGAAGCAATGTAGGGTCTTGGTTCAAAACCGTAGTCTTCTGGCTTGGTTGCTTTTCGATCAATGGTGGGTGCTACACCCTTATGGTTTAAGATGTACAAAATACCGTTAGCGACCATCACGTCACGCTCTCGACCCTCAGAAAACTGATACTGCAACTCATAATCAAAATCAAACGCACTGCCAAAACGGCAAGCTTTGATTCGATCACAAGTTAAGTGAATCATTGAACCAGAATTGATGTTTAAATCAAACGGAGTAAAATGGGTGTCTTTATAGTTGTAGGAGAAAAGGCCACCACAGTGGTTTAAGTAATCACCTTGAGCCACTACACCACCAACACAGCATTTGAATGTCTGACTATCAAAATCGTAGTATTGTGGAGTACGCCATACAGGTACTTCAGGGAAGTTTTTACGTCCAATAATACCGCTACGATGGCAAATCTCAAACATATAGTGTTTGTACACAATAATGTAATCATGGAAAGCCGAGATAAAGGCTGGGCAGTAATCCTGCGAGGGATTCCAATGATCCATTTTCACCATTGTTTGTGCTGGAAACAAAGCCGACAGGTGAAAATTAAAGTTGGTTGGGTAAGCTTTATTTCCGAAAGCGAAGTTTCGAGGGTCATTATTGCACAAAAATCCAATGTCTCGGAGCATTTTCAAGGCCAAAAGGATACGATCATCCTTTGGATTTTCAGCCAGTTTGACCTCTAGTTCAACGGTTAAATCACGGACAAATGGGTCTTCAATAGTGCGCAAGCGTTGAAAAGACTCACGGGTACGGCGTTTTGATTGAAACCAATCGTTGATAAACTTAAACATCACTACTCTCCTCAAGGGCAACCATACGGTTGTTAAAATCTTCTTCAGTCCGGTAATAAACACGTCCACTACCAATATGGACATAGAATACCAGCTTAGGAAGCTCAGTTTTTGCTACACCTGCTGGGCAGGGTGGAACAAAACTCTTTGCGTAAACATTGTGATCGGGGTCATCAATGTAACGATAGCGATTCTCAGCCATTTTTTAACACCTCATGGTAGCGCAATTCAATCAAGTGGGTCGCGGAAACAAGCAAACCAGCAAAGGTAATCTGGCCACACTCTTTGATAAAGCCAGAGTTAATCAGATCAGCTTTATCCTCATCTGTGAGGCTACAGCAAACTGAGCCAACGAGTTTTGAGGTCAAATAGCTGACCTGATTGTTGTTGAGGTCATCGAACGCTCGTTTTTGGAGGTAAGATTGGCTAATCTTCCCAACAACACTAGGTGGGAGGTCTATCACTTGGCCTTTAAGGTGGGTGTAGAAGCTGGACAAGGTTAAATTCTGCTGCAAGTATTTGTTTAGAGGCACAAACACTTTCAGAAGCTTAACATGGCTCATTTCCTGCTGAGCGGACTCCCAATCATGGACTAAGCCAGTGCTAGTACCATTGTTGTAGAGATAGACGCTATCTTGAGCTACGTTAACCACTTGTTTGTGGTTTTCTTTCAGGCAGTTGACCGCTCGAACCATCAGTATCTTGGCAACAGAGGGTTCTTGATCAGCAATAAACTGGTTCAAAAGGCAGAAGTAATCAATCTCTGACGTATCAATAAGAGCTTCGGTTTCGGCAGATTCTTTGTAAAGAATATGACCGAAAGCTTTGACAAGTTTATCGACTTTATCAAAGGGAAGGTCAGCGTCTTCATTGGCAAGGCAATGCGAAACCGATTGGTACTGCTTGTAGTCCATAGCATTGGCCAAGCTGCGCTGCGAAACCCCATGATAATGATGAAGTCGATGCAAAAGTCGATGGGCAAAAGTAGCCATAAAACAATCTCCGTAAGTGGTTTAGACAATATACCATAATTTTTTATTGTTGCAACATAAAAAAAACCCCTCTTTTCAGAGGGGGTGGAGTAAGGGGGAGTAACGTTTCCCCTTACTTTACGTGATATAGCCTAAGTGTTCAAGTTAAACACGCCGAACGGGATGTGAATCTCATCCGGTGCAACAGGGCGAAGGTCATAACACCAACGGCCTAGCTCATGGCTGTAGTAAATCTCTGTCAGCGGCATACCAACCAGCAGCGCATGGCCAGTCGGGAAGCAAGGGATGCTTTTCAACATTTCTGGAGGGGGAACCCATGTGGGGATTTCACCACCTTCATCAACCAAATCAGTCATCTTCGTTCTCCAACACTAACTGGCCAAGAATCTCGCTGTCTTTGATGAACACCAAGTCACCACGAGGGTCTTTCTTTTGGGGGATACGGTGGCCAGCAAATGGAGGGAAGGTCACAGTCAAACCCACCACCAAACCCAAACGCGAATCCACCAAGGAACCAATGCTTTCAATCACACCGACCATTGGTCGTGGTTTTGTTGGGTTGGTATCCCGATTGACTTCAGCGATCAGGATACCACCCTTGGTGACTTCCTCAGTATCCTTTGGCTCTTCAACCACGCGGCAGAGGATGTAGATGCCAGCAGCTTGACTGTTTGCGATTTTAAAACCCATGATAAAACTCCACTAAATGTTGGCTTTTGCCAGTAAAGGTGATGACTCGCTTGGATTCGCCACCGAAGTTGTTGCGTGCAACCCCCAATATCGGGAATTTACACGGAGAATCCTTGGTGTTTTGCCTTGATCACGAAGAGCAGGAATATCCAAGGAATCTCCCAATTCATCAATACGCTCACGGAAAGCCAAGATGGGCATCCGCTCACGAGTACCGAGAAATTCAGAGGCATACATAATGAAGCTCTGGTACAAGTCTCGTTCTTCGATCCAACAGGCATCATTATACTCAATATCTGAACTTTCCTGCAAGAACAAACGCAGTGGGTTATTGTGTGCTCTTAGATCACGCATCACCTTGGTGTGAGATGTAGGCTCTACCAAGTGTTTGGCATCTACCAACTCGGACAAGCAGTCCATAGCCCAAGCAACAATAGCCTCACGCTCTTGGCTGATGATCTTGTTTTCTAAGTCAGGGATCACCTCATGCTGAGGCACAATCCGGCGAAACTCGAAAACCAACCAGCGACGGTTAAAGCCGTCAGAGGTGTCTGATGTCTTAGGCAAGAAGTTGGAAGCTGCCCATTGTGCTGCATACGAATGGAAGATGAAAGGCTCGCCGTAAAGGTGACGTACTGAGATTGGGGAACCATCCACAATCTCTTTGAAGACACTGCCCTCAATGCGGTATTTCTCAGAGATTTCACCAATGATGTTGATCAGTTTGTTGTGCATACCAACCAATTGGAAGTTGTCCTTCCATTGGTTGGGGCTAACCGCTGCTTTTGCGTCATCGCAGAACAAAGAAGCAATGATTTTCAACAGCACTGATTTACCCGTACTTGGACGGCCATACAGCAAGAAGGCTTTTTGGAAGCGAGTTGCAAAACCCATCAGACTACAACAAATGGCTTGCTGCAAGGCTTTGACCTTGATTTTAAACTCCTCAGCACCCTCATGACCCCAGCAAGAGTACAGGTAGTTTTTGAACATCGGCATCTTATCAGCCAGATCAGGGCGATAAGAATAAGGCAACACATAAGTACAACCGAAGTCAGGGTGATGGGGCAACAATACACCACCGCTGGTTAAGAAACCATTGTTGAAGTTGACACCCACCCGAATATCACGTTTCAAGCGTTTGGGGCAGAAAATGATGAACTGGGCTGTGATCCCTGTAATATCCCCACGTTTACGGGTGATGTCCAAACCTTGGAAATTACGAGAGATGTACTCTTCAATTTCCGAACGTTTAAATTCTTCCCAGTAGGAACCCATCCACTTGTAAACACGCCCAGTTTCATCACTGCGGATAGGGTCGGTGTTTTTGGGGAACAGCTTAACCATACGCGCCAAGGCAGCCGTAGCCACACTGGTATGGTCTTCAAGTAGGGTTTTCTCCCCATTTTCACCACGAGTTTCTTTACGGTCGTTGACTCGACGCTCTTTGACGTAGGAGTTTAAGTCTGCCAAGGTGAATTGTTTTTCGCTGCCAGAAGCCATATCACGCAGATAGGTTTTCTCTTGCAATTCATCAACGGTACTTTTTAAGGCAATCGCTTCAAGTGCTGCCCGAATAGAATCCACCATTGATTTCCCAGCTTCAAGTGAAGCTGAAAATTCAGCCATAATATCTTCGTAAGTTTTCTCGACCTGATCTTTGCGCAGGGTTAAGCCTAGCTTTTCCTTAGCAACATCATCCAAACCTTTATCCCAACCCAAAGGCAATGGGCGTTTGTTCACTTCAACGTCATTCAGAAGAAAGCCGATAAAGTTGCTGATGTGTTTATCCATGTCCATGAGGTCTCCTTCGACCTGCTGAACAAAAGTCTCATTTACTGAGTGAAGGATACCAATCGCTTCTTTTACCGTGATTTCAGACCGCCGTACTGCAAAAGCCAACAGTCCAGCCCGTTCGGTTAATTTGCTGTCGCGTACACCTGCTGGAAGTACGTCTGTAATCTTGCCATAACCTTTCATGGAAAGGTCATAGCCTAAATCTTCAAGACCTTTCCGCAATTGATCTTCGACATTGTAAGGAAGCTCGGTAAGCTGATCCAAAACATCAATCAAATTGGCGTTGGCTACATAAGGCTTGAGGGTTTTCGGGTGAATAGAGGGAGGCAATACGATTTGACAACCAGCACCATCTTTATCATCAGACAAAAAGTCCATGATACTACCGATGGCATTGCACTGAATACGGAAGCTGCGGAGGTTGCTATACTTATAAGCCAGTGCAAAACCTTTTTGACCGATACGTTTCCAAGGAGACGGGGGAAGAATGCGATCAAAAAGAGCAAGGATTTCTGGCTCATCAGTATCAATATCAACAATACAGATGCCAGAAACTTTACCTGTGACAAGACCCATGTTGTTCTTGTACTTGCTAGGCTTCAACCAGTAACGTTTGGTTGATGCCGGAACAGGTGTATGGCCAAAGCTAGACCAACCGTCGAACACTGGGCGCTTGTCCATCTCACGCAGAGGAATGACGGGTAAGTCCTTCTCCAGATAGGGGGGCGCGTATTTCCGGTAAACATCTGTGTCAAACTCACACACAGGCTTACTCATCTCATCTTTGACAACTTCCTCAAGGTTTTTCTTACCAACAGTGCCAACTACACTGTCTAAATCATCAAGACTAAAACCAGCCATTGTCAATCTCCTTAAACTGCATTACTGCAATAAGCCATAAGTTTGTCGAAAAGATCAGGGGTTGTGTTCTCTCGCAAGAAGTCAGTGACTCCAGATACGAAGTTTTGAGCCTCGATTAAAGGCGTGAGAACATCCAAGGCTTTCTGACGCTTCTCTAAGTAATCAGCTTTAAGCTTGACCCCTTGAGCACGAGTATCCACGTTAGCAATCAATTGGTCAATAGATTGCTCCAAATTAATCCACTCCTCAAAGATGTTGCTTGGATTCTTCAATTCTTCCTCTGTTCGTTTCCTCGACGAAACAATAAGGTCTTCACCAACAAGTTGAAGGGACATCTGCTGAATGCGACTTGAGTATGGGCTATCTTCAATGTACTTGCGAAAGTCTCCCGACTCTAAGCCATTCTGAACCATCTTCAAGATCACAGCTAAAGCTTGACCATTGATTTGAGGGTATTTGCCAACGTTAACGGTTGAGGGTTGTTCCTCACCCTGTAAAGGCTTGATAGCCATGTTGCTTTCTCCAAAGGAAGGGGGGTGTCCTCAGCTTAAGGCCAACGTGGATCGACCAGCAAGGTTTTTCAATATACTTAATTATTGCTCTCTTTTCCACAAAACAGACAAGAATTAAGTATATTTGGCTTTTACTTTTGAACTCCAAAGGAGAAAAATGTATCTATAGGAATATAAAAGAATAAGTAAGAAAGCCAAAAAGTTTCGCCAAAATATACTTAATTATGGTACATTTTGGGGGACGAACGGTAATCGGAAACCAATCATGGCCAGACCAATTCAGCGACCAAAAGACACAAATTTGATTTGTAATCAACCAAGTGAGCTTTTCCACTACTTGCGGTTAAGCCCGTTCTACCACCGAGGGCTTGAAATTCTGGGTGTAAACGACCACCACTACTCTTGCAAGGGCAAGAACATGTACGTCAGCTACACTCAAGCACAAGCTTTGAGCAAGCTGATCAACAAACGTATTGAGGTTTTGTTCCCCAATGGCTTCTATGACCACACCAAGTATCCTGATAAGCTGGACGATGACCCTTTAATGGCTATGATGTCAGCTATATGTGCTGACTTAGAAATAGAAGATGTGAGCCGGAGACGGCCTGATCTTTTCCGCAAGCATTGTTTAGAAGCTGTCGATGAGTACACCTTTTATCAAGCGTGTTTCAATGTCAAAGTCGATCAGATGACCCACCATCAATTTAGGGCATATCAACTCGAAGGCAAAGAAAACGCGGTACTGCAAAACATACTTTATCTTGGCCTAGACCAGAACAAGCTGTCCGCTGATATGGGGCGTGGCAAGCGTTGGCGCAGCAACCTCAACCAGTACCAGATTGTGTCCTTCCACGAGGCTATGGCTATCTATAAGGGCATTAGGAAGCAGTCTGAGGTATCCTTGGCGATGCTATTCCCCTCTGGCTTTTCGGATCAGCCGGAGTTTGATTTTGACACTCACCTCGGCAACATTTGCTGTAGCTTTGGAACCGCTAACAACCCAAGCAAACACTATATTTGCAAGGATGCCACAATCAAAGTAAAAAACTGGTCGGAGATCATTGACCAAGGCTACCAGTATCACTATCCCGTGGTGGAGGCTTTAGAATCCTATGCTAGAATAAATCAAATCCCTTTTGACTTCTTTGTAGAGGCACTGTAATGACTCAATTTCACAAGGCTCTCTACGACCAACTGCTAGAGCTTCAAGATCAGATTTATAACCCAACACCAAACCATAGTTGGGTGTTGAAGCATTCTCGAATCCGAGGAAAGCGGATCAGTTTTAAGGGCAGATTTTTCCAGCAGCAAATTTTGGACGATATGCACGACAACTTATGCTGCATTAAAATCTCTCAGATCGGCTTGACAGAAATTCAAATTCAAAAAGCTCTGATGTTCTGTGTTCGCAACCCACACCGAAAGCTGATCTTTAGTTTGCCCGATCAAGATATGCGAGATCGTATTGTTCAAACACGGGTATACCCCTTGATTGAAACCATCAAGGTCTTCAGAGATGCCAATCAGGGGCGTGTTCGTTCACTAGGTAACATTGGTTTCAACAACTCCTTCTTGATGTTTTTGCCAGCTATTGAAAAAGCTGCAACATCTCAAGATGCTGACTTCACCATGAATGACGAAGTGGATTTGTCAGATCAAGCAATGCTGGCTTTGTTTAACTCTCGTTTGCAAGGTTCAGACCTACGGATTAACCAACGCTTCAGCACACCGACATTCACTGGCTTTGGTATAGATGCTGACTTCAATCTATCAGATCAACATCTGTTTCTCTATAAGTGTCACAAGTGCAACCATTGGCAGGATTTAGAATTTAATCGAAAACATGTCCATATTCCAAACCTACCAGATGGGGTTGCTGATCTAGTTTTGGAAATGGATCAAACTATGATCGACAATTACAAGCTTGATTTTTCCAAAGCTTATTACCATTGCAGCAAATGCAAAGCTCCAGTTGATTTAACTCGCCCTGAGTTGCGTAATTGGGTAGCTAAACACCCATCAAGAGCACACCATCGAGGGTATAAAGTTAGCCTATTTTCTGTAGATAACTTGCCGCCTAGCTATGTGTTTAAACAACTACTGAAGTACAAAAAAGATAACTATATCCGTGGCTTCTATAACACCGTTTTGGGGCAAGCTTATACTGGCGGTGATTCTAAGATTACCGAGGATGAGATCAAATCTCTCTTTGGAAGCAGCATTACCTTACCATACAACCCAGCCTTTGTTTACACCATTGGCGTGGATATGGGTCAAATTTGTCACATTACTATTGCAGGTTCAGACTTTGAGAATGATCCATTTACAGCTTTGCACGAACAATGCCCTGTAAGTCATATTGAGTATCGAGTAAAGGAGTTATGCGAGGAGTATCGTGTTGTTTTAGGGTTAACAGACAGACACCCATACGAACCAACTTCAACCGCAATTATGCACATGACTCAAGGAGTTGTTATCCCCTGCGAGTATAGCGGCAGTGCTCGGTTCCGAGAATCAAGAAACCAAGTTGATGGTAGTTTAAGCCACGTCACCGTCAACAGAACACTTCAGTTAGATTTGGTCTCTACCCGTATTAAAAAGAGAACAATAACCTTGAATGGTTATAATCAGTTTGAAGGAACCTTGGTAGAGCATCTACAAGACTTAATTCGTATTGAGAGTCCCGATAAACAACCTGTTTGGGAAAAGATCACTGGCCATGATCACTTCTTTCATTCAGCAGGTTACGCTTTGCAAGCAATGGAGCAATACGCCTTGGGTTTTGAATCTGTTGAGAGTTCTCCTAGCGTTTTATTGATGCTGCCTGTACAATCTGAAATTAGTAGACCAAAACTATTAGGGGGGCTTAAAGATGGCTCTAGCACCTTCAAAATCCGCCGCTAAGGCCGTTACTGTAGTCCTCCCTAAGTTGAGGGGGAAAGGCTCGGCCTTGGCATCTACACCTACGTTTGTGGTTTCAAACGTGGGTAGTCCTATACCCAACATTGCAACAAACTCACACCTCGTAGACCCCTACAACTTCAGGGCTACAGAAACCGATGACGACCTAATCGCTCGCTTGATGCGCTATGATCCTGACTGCGCCGCTGCGGTCGGGGCTTTCTTAACCGTGGCGAACACCCAAATCCGTTTCTTGGTAACGGACGTAGACGGTTTGGTAGATCGAGAAGGGCATAAAATTTTAAACCTATGCCTTGAATATCTAACCCAAACTCAAGACTATTCTGGTGGGTTTACCAAAAGCAAAAGTTTAGATGTTCTTTTAGAGAAGCAGCGATATTCTATTTTGAAACGAGGGGCGTTTGGTGGTGAGCTTGTTTTAGACAGTAAGTCACCAACATTCTTCTCCCAAGTAACTTTAGTAGATGCCGCTTCTTTAGAGTGGCAAGAAGATGAATCTAACAAACTCAAGCCTAAACAAAAGCAAGGCAGTGGTGATCCAACTGACTTGGACATTGCCAACTTTTTTTATGCTGAGTATCGTCAAGACCCATCAAGCCCCTATAGTAAGAGCTTGTTTATCTCAGCAATTAACACTGTGTTTGCTCGTGCTCAAATTATCAATGATTTGTACGACATTATGCGAGTGACAGGTTACCCACGAATGGCGGTGAAGTTACTATCAGACGTGGTTCTTAAGAATGCTCCACAATCTGTCAAAACTGGGGGTGCTCAGAAGCAGATTGACCACTTCACAGCTTTTACCAACAGCATCTCAAGTGTTTTAACCAACTTAAATCCGGCTGACCCATTTGTTCACACAGATTACTTTGAGGCTCAATACCTTAATAGTAGCTCAGCTATGGAATTGGACATTACTCCAATCATTAAAGTCCTTGATGCTCAAAACCAAGCTGCCCTAAAAAGCATGGCCACTATTTTAGGCCGTGGGGAATCTGGGGTTAATACAGCTTCTGTGGAAGCTCGTATTTTCTCGATGAATGCTCAAGAGATTAATCAACCCATTGCTGATTTCTGGAGTCAACTGTTAACTTTAGCGATTCGATTGCAGGGCAGCTTATCGAAAGTCACAGTTTATTTTGAGCCAGTAGAGTTACGCCCTGATAATGAGCTAGAACCTTCTCGTGTTCAAAAACAAGCTAGGCTCCACAAAGATTTATCTTTGGGGATGATTACTGATGATTACTACCATCTACAAATGTATGGTACTATTCGTCCAGAAACGGCTCCCGAATTGAGCGGTACAGGTTTTTCTGATAAATCTGCCACTGATCCAGCAGCAGATACTGACAAGACCAAACCATCCGAGAGCAAGAAACCAAGTAGTGCTGAACGCCAGTCTAATAAACCAGCGGACAAAGGCGCTAAAAGTAACGCAGTGAAGTAAGGAGCCTAAAATGTTACGAGTTAAAATGACCGAGGCCATTCGGAATCAGTTGAAGACAGTCTTAGGGGAAGCCTTCGACGAAGAAAAAGTCGCTGTCTTTGAATATGTGGCTTTAGGGCAGAACCCCCTTAAATCCGGTCGTCCTTTCAACGGGGCAAAAGCCAGTGAAAACCTGATGAACCGGATGAAAACTCTTGGCGAGAATCGAGCAGTCCCGTTTATCGCTTTGCACAACAAAGACTACTCTCTGCCACAAGGTCGAACCTTTATTTCAAAGGTTTACACCGATGAGACGGGAAAGGCTCAACTCCACGCATTGGCTTACTTCATCAAACCTGAAGTGGTTGATCAGATCGACACAGGAATTCTCCGAGACGTAAGCGTTGGTTTTGGGGTCAATTCCGCAACTTGTTCCGTTTGTGGTTTTGATTTTATGGGTAGTCAAATGGGTATTGACGCTCTGCGCAAATACGCTTGGTACGCTAATGAGAAATTAACGTGTGCTAATGGCCACACCATGAATGAAGATGGAAATCATCTATGGATTAACGGAGCTAATTACTGGGATGAAACGAGTTTCGTTACTCGTGGAGCCAGTGAAGAAGCACGCTTTCTATCCCCTCAGTTTCAAAAACTTGCAAAAGAAAATTTTGAAACAATCCCATTGGCAGCAAGCCAAAGCAGTGGTACACTTGGGGCTAATCCGAGTTTGGACGAGTTTAAAGTCCACAGTAACTTTATTCAAGACTCTGTGGATAATAAGCCCAAACAGACTGAGCTTAACCAAAACTTAGGGGCTGATCCAATGTCCACAATCCCGATCCAAGAACACTTGAAGCTGGTGCAAGAAAAAGCATCCTCTGACTTGCTGCTGAAGCAAGAACAAGAGAAAGTCACAGCACTGACCGCTCAAGTAGCTGAGTTGCAACAAAAAGCCAACGCATCTGACGGCTTGTCAACCCAACTGCAAGCGGAAAAAGATGCTCACGAGCAACTGAAAACTGCTCATGCCAGTTTGAAAACTGAGCGTGACGCTGCTTATGCTCGTTTGCAGGTTGCGAATTTGCTGGACAACGACGGCAAACCCAAAGCTGCACCTGAAGGCAATGGCGACACCAAACTCGGTCAAACCGACACCGTCAACATGAGCGACAACGATGCGTTGTACACTCGCAAGAAAGTAGGGGCATAACACTATGAATACCCAAATCAACCAACGTGGTATTTTTGTACAAACGAGCCGGATCGGTTTCAACTTGACCGGTGTCTCGTTGCTTACTCTCGACGAAATCAAAGCTCTGGCAGGTAAAGCCGTTGCCCTCGACACCACCGCCAGTTTCAGCGCAAAAATTGCTGAAGCTAACGATGTGGTTATTGGCACAATCAATAGCAGCCCCGAAGTAACTGGCACAGCAGCCAACCGTATGGTTGTTTGCACCGTCAACCTCGCTGGTGGCCTCGGCTTTAGCTGTGCAACCAACGCAACTATCGACATCGGTGACTACTTGCTTGGTGCAGGGGATGGCTTGGTAAAAGGTGGCGGTACATCTGGCTTCATTGTGACGGATGACAGCACCATCTCCCAAGGCTTTGTCACAGCCATCAAGTTTTAATCCAGAGGATAACGACATGAAACTACAGGATATTAAAAAGGTTTCTCCCGAAGCTTTTGTGACTGGTTTGCAACAGGGTGGCGAAGGCGCAGCCAAGCAAGTGCTCAACGAAGCGCGTGCCGTGGGTCTGAATCTTGAAGCTTATATGGAGCTTGCTGTTGACCCCAGCAAATCAGCACACGCCAACCTCCAAACCATGAAGGATGGTGTTGCTGCGGTCTACCGCCATATTGGTGTGCCTGTCAGTCTGCAAGGCAGCCCAAACGCCAGCCTGATTCTGGCAGCATCGACTGACACCTTCTCCAGCAACAAAGGTTTGGCTGTGCTCATCCAACCGCTGGTTGAGACGCTGATCCGCGAAAAAGGTGTTCGTCCCCCTGTCGATGACGTGAGTAAGTACATCGCTCAATCCCGTCAAGTCAGCCGTGGTGAGTTGATCACCCGTGGCGAGTGGGAAGGTGATGGCGAAGATGCTCTCCGCAGCTTCCGTATCTCCGAAGGTGCGAACATTCCGAAACGTACCATCAAAGCGACCGAAACCTCGACCCGTTTTTACAAACACGGTAGCGCCCTTGAAGCCAGCTATGAAACGCTGCGTGATATTGGTGTGCAAGGTTTGTTGCCTTTTGTGGCGCGTCAAAAGCAAGAGCAGATTGTCAGCCGCGCACAAACGGCTCTCGAAATCTTGCAAAATGGCGATGGTGTTTTTGACCCAGTTACTGCTCAAAACTTCAGCGTGTATAATGGCGGTGCGGTTGTCACCAACCTGTCTGAAAATGGCTTGAAGCCATTGCTGCGCCTGTTCCACCAACGCTACAAAGCTGGCCGTGTTTTTGACACCATCGTGTGTGGTTACGAAACTGCGTTCCAATTGGCCTTGATGTTCCCGATGAACAAAACAGGCACAGACATTGTGGCCACAGGTATCAACGGTGCTGCTCCGGTGGGCATGTTGAACGTTCGGTTGCCTTTGGGTCTGCAATTCAGCTTTGAGTTGGTGGCAAGCCCAACGATGGCTGAAAACCAATTGTTGATTTTCGACCGCAGCGCCACTCTCGAAGAGTTGATCCGCAGCGGCAGCCAGATCAGCGAAGATGATGTGACTGTTGGGAACCAGATGATTTCCTACTATCAAACCATCAACACAGGGTACAAATTCATCATCGACGAAAGTCGCTTGCTGATTAACCTTGCAGCTTAAGGCTGAACCAGATAAAATGCCCTAACAAGGGCATTTTTTCTTTTTGGAGTTATGAGTTATGGCCGCTGCAAACTATATGTTTCTTGAAGCAATTAAGGTTCAACTCAGCATCGGTTTAGAGTCCGTTGTTGAAGGGAAAGTAACACTGGTTCCCATTACCCCTGTCATCACCCAACAAACAGCCATGTTTGTTAAAAAGGGCTATCTCAAGATTGTTAAAAAGGTTCACCTTAAGGAACCAACCAACGATCTACATTTCAAAAACTTTCTCAATGGTTTTGACTTGAATGGGGACAGTGGTGAGTCATTGATTGATGATTTCGTAAAGCTGGTTAATGGGGAATAATATGTTTGCCTTCTCTCGTTTTGCTAAGATCAGCGTACCTGTAGCTTTTATGAGTGAAGGCGAATACGTTGTCCAATCTGGCAGCTTAAATCACAGCCTTTATGATGGTGATAATTTGCTTCATCAAGAAGTTAAAACTATTGATGAGGCAACATCTGACCGTTTTGAATATAACCATAGCTTAAGTCTCAACGAAGGCGAGCTACGATACCTGACATTAGCCAGTCAGATTAATGAGTTTTTTAAAGAAACTCATATCATCGTTTACAAGGCATCTCTCTTGGTTAAAGGGGTAGCTGAAGTACGGAAAGTGCTCGGCTTAACTGACAACGAGTTGCGTGACGAGGAAATACCCCTAGCCACAACTTACTGTCAAATAGTTACGGCTTCAGAGGCAGGTCTTTTGGTCGCTATAGCTGCTGACCTTCAACTCAAGAATCAATTCTCAGAACTATGCGTGGTTAAGACTGCTCTTGACTTTATCGACAGTCTAAGCCTTCGCTTGAGCAAATCTGAGAAGACCGACAACAAAAGCTTCACGCGCTTGGCCAATGCAGACCAAGTAGAACGATTGAAAACAAGTCTCGAAAACCGCAAGAATGGCTTGATGCTGCTATTTAGTGAATGGTACACCGAGAGCGATGAGGCTTTCGACCCAACAGGGTTATTTACGGTAGTCACTATGGCTAAACGATCTCAGGGTGAGTAATATGCGAAATTTCCCACGGTTTGATGACTCTTTTATTGTGGATGGCACTGGAGGAAATCTGGTGTTTAAAGGTCAGTGGGATACCTTAAGTGACACCAAAACTTTCATGGATCACCCAGTACGGGTTTTATCGGTTAGTAATCGAGGATATAACCCTACCGGAAAAGTTGTGTATCAAAAAGGTTTAAAGCAAAACAGGTATATCTTAGCTTCTTTTCAGAGCAGTGCTGAAGAGATTCTTCTTCAAGCCATCCCTGTTAATGAAGAGCTAGTAATTAAAAAATCTAAGCTAGTTATAGATAGAATAACCGGAGCTATGGTTAGTTCTAAAGAAGAAGAGTTTTTTGAGAATATTGCTTGCTGCGTTAAACTGGCAGATAACCCAAGTAACGCAGGGAAAGCCCTAGCAACGAGGGGAACCATTATCACAGCTACCGCTTTGGTTGCTGGGCAACTAATTGGAAGTTACAGTGTAGTTGCTGTAAACAAAATAAACCATGTGTTTTGCGCATCGGTAACAGGCAATGGCTAAACTAAATAACCCAGTAACTAAAAAAATCCAAGTGAACCTACAGCTTGGGTATAATGCTGCTTTCGTTAGAAGAGCTAGGGTGATTAATAACGAAGTACAGAATGCGGTAAATAGAAAGATAGATTTATACTTTGCAACCCTTGTCGATCCATTGAAAGGTTTCATGGGGGGGAATGACAGCCCCACACTCTTAACAAGCAAATTCATAGGTTCTGACGCTGTACGTTGGCAGCCGCTGCTAAGCACAACTTATAGAAATAGAAAAGGGGGTAATAAATTCTTTGTCAATACAGGCACATTAAAGTCGGACTTAATGGGCATCCAAGATGCCAGTAAATTCCTCGGGGGCTATTCAGTAAGAAGTGCCAAGTACCTAGACCGCACTGGTAAATTAACCTTTGTTAAAGGCGTACTACAGGATTCTGACGTAGATAAGCTTGATAATCTGAAGGTTGAGTTTGAAGTGGATGTTATGGGTAAATTAAACAGACGATTAAAAACAGGAAACCAAAATAAGTTTTTTGATGGGGTATCCTCGGACACACCAATCATCTCGGTTAAGTTAGGCAATTTATTTAAGAGCAGAAAGCACTATAGAGACTTGGTTTTACCTTATTCTAGGTACTATACTAAGTTTGTTTTAGGTTCTGTTGTAAAAGCAGAGTTAAAGAAGTTTGGAGGTTAACATGGTTTCTACAGGTGTTAGTTTTGCTGAGTTATACAACTCAATCCTAGCCTTCTGTGTTAGTTTAGCAGGAGAGTTAAACATAGAGGCAACTTCTGTGTTTAATTATGACATGGTTTCTGACTATGCTGAGTTACCAACAGATAGGGATACCGTTGGTTTCACCAATCTTAAAGTAAGCGGAATGGAAAACACTAATCTCATCAGCTTAACTGTAGGGATTGGTTTTAGTGTTGTTCGAGACCATAATTTAAAAAGATTGAACACAGAATATATCAACCACTTAGCTAAAAAACTAATCCCCGATGGCCGAGTACCCATCAAAGACCAAGATGGTTATGTTATCGACTATCTGCTTTGCAGTAGCGATTTTGAAATATCCCCACCGATAGGCGCAAATGGCCTCACCATGCAGTTTATCGGCCTGTTTATGCGCAGCAGTATGGTGTTAAATAGCATAGCACAAAGCCCAAATTCCGGTTGCGGTTAAGCTGTAATCGGAGTATGATTTTTATAACTTATGACTAGGGGATCATCGTCATGATCGAACACGGCACAGCTACGAAAACCAGCGCCTTGGTACTGTCCAACGCCACAGTGATGCTCGGTGATATGGGTGAAGGCTTCAACCTGACTCCAGCGGAACACAGCATTGGTCTGTTCAAAGAGGCCACCGTCAACGCTGAATTGAGCTACACTGGTCTGACTCAAGGCATCCGTCAATCCTTGATTGATGAGCAGATTACTGCGCAAAACATCACCATCAGCGGCTCCGGCTACCAGTTTGGCTTGTCCCAAATCAAATATGCTTTGGGCATGGATGGGCATGGTATGGACGTAACCACCGTTCAAGCCCAAACCACGTTGGCTGCTACGGAAACCGCAACTGCATTGACTCTCGATGATGCTTCAGATTTCACCGTAGGCGATACCTTGGTGATCTCGCCTCGTGGTGATGAAGACGCTTCGCTGGTTGCAATTATCTCAGCAATTTCCACCAACACTGTGACCTTGGATCGCCCTTTGGCAATGGCTGTACCTTCTGGTTCAAAAGTCTACAAAGGCCAAGTCTTGCGTATTGGTGGGGACAGCCATGTCAAAGCCTACAAGTCGATGAAAGTGGTTGCGCATACCACCAAAGGTTTGCCGATTACCTTTATCGTACCAAAAGTGGCGCAAAGCAACAGTTTCACGATGGCGCTGGGTGGCGATTACGCCAAACTGCCGTTCACCTTCAAGTCATTCGCCTTGTCGAGTGAAGAAGCTGGTTATGCTGAATATGTTGCCAATGATCGTTCTGAGTTGATTTACATTGCGACAACTTAAGCGTTTTGCTAAAGTAAAGGCTCCTAGTGAGCCTTTTCTTTTTTGGAGAACACCGTAATGGAACAAGCCCTTAAGCTGCCAGACACATCTGATTTTTTAGACGTGGTAGTTAACAACGAACCACGTCAGCTTTTTATGAGTTACGCTATTTTAGAGCGTGCTGTGGCTTTGAGCGGAGGCGATCAAGAATCACTGATTTCAGTAGCTGATACCCAATTGCGAGCAATTATGCTGGCTCAACTCATTCAATCTGAAAAGTATGTTGAGAGCTATTCCGAAGCTATGACTATCCTAATGCAGAATCGGGTTAATACCGAAGACGCGGTAAAAATGATTGGTTGGTTCCAAAGCCACCTCGTAAATTTTATTCTGGGGTTGAGCCAAACAGCGGAGCTTCAAAAAAGCCAAATGCTAAATCTTCTGGCTCAACTCCAATCGAAGACTTCTTCGCAAGCTTAAGCTTTGATGAGTTGCTGTGCTTTTGTTTTGATATTTACCATCACAAACTAAGCACTTTTAAATTCACTATCAGTTTGAAGGATGTTAGAACCCAGATTAAAATCCGTACTGGGTTGGAATATGCCAGAGTTACTGATATTAAGGCTTCTATGATTACCGTGGTTAACGCATTATATGGAGGGGACTCCCCTTCAAATAATCCCACAGAAACCATTGTGGCTGAGACTGTTGAAGATGTACAATCATTCTTTAACATGGTGAAGGGTAAGTCAAAATGAGCACAGGAACGGGTGATCTTGGTTCAGAAACTCTAAAGTTTAGCATTGAAGGCAATGCGGCTGAAGTATTCGACCACTATAACCGGACTTTGCCCACCCTAAGCAATAATCTGCAAACCCTCATCCGGCAGTTTGCTCAGTTGGATGAGGTTTTTTCAAAACAAGTAAAAGGTTTAGATAAGCAAAGCATTGATGATTTAGCTCAACAAATGAAGCTAATCCAGAAACGCTTAGATGTCTTGGATAATGGCACTAAGTTGCGAGGCCAAATGGCTGGAGCATTTACTCGCGCCAATGAAACCTCTGGTCGGGCTTATGAAGAATCAGCGGTCGCTCGTGAGCGCAAAAAAGTCCTTAAAGCTGAATCAGACAAACTGTATAACGATGTATTCTCTGGCGTAAGCGACACTCAAAAAACACGCCTATCTGATCTGAGCAAAGAAGAGCTTGCCATTCGCAAACAAGCCCACCGTAACGCTATGGTCTTTGCTCAGCAAGCTCATAATGAAGAGCTTAATCAAAAGCACAAACGAAGTTTAGAGCTTTTAGAAGTTGAAGAAAAGGCACGAGCAAAAGCTTTATCGGATCAAAAGAAAGCTGAGAAAGCTTTAACCCGTCAAGAAGCTCAAGAAGCTGCTGAGGCTCGTGCAAAAGCTAATCGTCTCGCACGCCAGCAGGAATATCTAGCTACACCTGCTGGCCACATGCAAGCGATCCGAGAACGCGAACGCGCTCGTTTCTTAGGAGAGCAAGGTGCTGACTCTGTTGTCCGTTTGAATGAACGGGAACGGTTGGTTCGGATGAAGGCAAAAGCTGGAAACTTTAAGTCTGTCCAAGACATGATCTTAAATGAGAGCTATGGAGAAACATACTCCGAATCGGACTTGAAAACTGCTGATAAAGGCACTCTTAAACTGCGTGAACGCGAAATTAAACGCCAGATGGAAGCAGCAGGCTTGGTCGAAAGCCAAGGATTACTACATGGTAATCGAGATCAAATCAGGAAAGGTGAAAGTGCAATTCGCGCTCTTCAAATGGAATTGGAAACCATCAAGGCTATTCAAACCGAACGTAAACGGTCTATCCACACTATTCGTGAAAACTTTGAATGGGGTGTAAAACAACACACTGCTGGCCAATCTCTTCTCGGTGATGAAAAACGCCTCTTAGAGATTAAAAAGCAATTGGCAGACGCTAACCGCCTGTACAATGAAGCCCAAGCCAATGGAGATGAAGAGCAACAGCAAGAATTAACTAAAATCATCGCTTTGCTTAAAAGACAACGCGGTGAGATTAACCAAATTAATGCTGACCGTCAGAAGTATAAAAACAATGACCGAGCTAGTCGTAATTTTGACTTTGATGTACAAGCAGTTGACCTAACCCAAAAACAATCTGAGTTGCTTAAAGAGCAACATAAAATACGCCAACGCTTGGCTCAAGCTAATAAGCAGCTTAGCAATGCGGAAATGATTCAAGATGAAGCTAAAGCAAAGAAGATTCATGAAACTATTGCTGCTTTAAAAGAGCAACAACGATTGGTACAAGAAACCTTAAGCAGTAATAACGCATATAATAAAGCCAAGAAGCAATATGAGGATTCTAAAGCTGACTTTGATAGAACCGTCTCTACTTCAGATATTAAAGCTATGAAAGAGAATGAGCTTCTTCGTGAGAAGGTAGCTATGAATGAACGTTTGCAAGCGATTAAACGTCAGCTTAAGCAAGCTACTAAATTTGACAGTGAAGAAGAGCAGCAAGAATTACGGGAGTTGATTGACTTAACTCAAGAGCGTATTCGAGCAATTCGAGAACAAGAACAAGCTCAAAGAACCAGTGATCATTGGGCAAACCGAACCAGTCAGATTATATCTGCCGAAGGGTCAGGCTCGCTATTGTTGATTCAGTCCCAATTGGCCACAAACTATGCCATTTTGAACGGGATCACCCAATTAGCCCAAAGTGGTTATCAATATTTGAAAGATTTTGAAATCGCCCTACTGCAAACCCAAGCGATTTCCCAAGCAACTACAACCCAAATGGTAGATTTGAAAAACTCTATCTTTGATGTATCGGAATCAACTAAATTTACCTCCATTGAATTGGCTCAAGCTACCACTGTACTGGCACAGGCAGGTTTTAGCTTGAAGGAAATCCAAAGCTCTTTGGGTTCTGTAGCGTTATTAGCCACAGCCACTGGTTCCAGCCTAGAAAATGCAGTTGATATTGCTACCTCGGTACTTGGCGCATTCCAAATGAGTGCTGGTAAATTACCCACAGTAGTTAACCAGATTACTCAAGCGATGAACCTGTCTAAGTTGGATGTTGAGAAATTCCAGCTTGCAATCCAATATGCTGGTAACGCCGCTGCCGACGCTGGTTTAACCTTTAAAGAAACTCTAGCTGTTGTGGCAACAGTCGCTAACACTGGTGTACGCTCTGGCTCCACACTTGGTACTGGTTTCCGCCAACTGATTAATGATTTAAAAGACCCAAGCGAAGATTTTTTGGACACCTTAACCAAGCTGGGTTTGGGCTTAGACTCTATTAATATCCGCGTACATGGGCTATCCGGTGTTGTTGAGAATCTGAAGAACGCTGGCTTTACGACCTCAGATGCTTTCAAGTCTTTTGAAGTTCGGGCGGTAACCTTCTTCACGTCCCTCTCAAACAACCTAAATTTGTATGAGTCCCTTGATAAGCAAATGAACAGCACCACAGCGGCTGCTGAGGCTAATGCTATTCAGATGAAGTCTTTGGACGCTCAACTTAAACGAACCAGCAACCAGTTTATGGTTTTGATTTATGAGGGTTTAGAGCCAACAATTGACAGCTTTACTCAGTTATTAAAGCTGACCGGATCACTACTAGCGGTTATGCGTACAGGCAGCCCTGATTGGGTAAAAGCTGGGGTGCAGTACAGCGTTATGGCTGCCGGAGCCACGCTTTTTGCTGGGGGGTTGCTGTTAGTCATCAGCCGACTCCGCGCCGCTGGAGCAGCCCTGATGACCTTCTGGCGCACATCACTAGGGGCTTCGGCAGCTACTATGACAAACCTTCAAGTGCTACGCGCCGCCGCTGGTGGGTGGGCATTTTTGGCCGCCGCTATCTTTGGCGGTATGATTGCTTTGGAGCAGTCTGGCAATAGAATGGATGCTCTCAACACCAAGCTTGAACAGACTAAAACAGCCTTCAGCGAAATGCGAGACACGTTAGCTGAGACTGAGACTCAGTTAAAAGAAGTGGATAATAAAATCTACAATCTAAATGCTCGTTTTGAGAAGCTTAAAGAAAACCCTGAATTGGTTGGCCGTGAGTTAGAAGATGCTCGTGAGATGTTCAACAAGTTTGGGGTTAGTGTTGAGCAAGGAGCCACTAATAAAGTAGAGGCTCTGATTAAGGCGTATCAAGATTTGCGAGTCGAGATCGCTAAAGAGTTGGTCGCTAACGTCAGTGGTTTAATGAGCGCCCTTAACTCTCTGGTTATTGCTAGAGAGGCAATGTTCAAAGAAAAAACTGGAGGTATGCAGAAAGAGGGGAGTTATAAGGCCAGTTTGCTAGACCCCCAAGGCGGTTTATTCTCTGTCAAAGGCTATGGCTTTTATGGTGGAGCAAACAACCTAGAAGAGTTAGTTGGTGCAAGAGAGAAATCATTACCGATTCTCTATGATAACATGGTAAATGCAGCTAAACGCCGTGGATTTGATTCTGCTCAGTTTGACAACTTAGCAGATGTTATCACTAATCTGGATAAGTTTAACACACGATTAAGCTCCCCAGATTTTGGTTTGGGAGATAACCTGAAATCTGATTCAGATACTTACAATAAACTAGCCCCAGCAATGAATCGACTCATTAAAGATATGCTTAAATATCTGGATGCTCAAGTTGAGAGTAAGAAAGTCGATGCTAAAGGAATGAGAGAAATTGCTTCTGAGAAGAAGCTGTATACTGATCTTTTATCAGGTATTGAAATGGGCGGTGAGCGATTAGCTGATCTCCGCCGTAATGAGGTAAGCTATGATGCTTTAACTCGTCAGGAAGCTAAAGCAACAGCTTTGCTAAGACGCGCTGAGGGTAAACCAAGCTTTTTGATGAGTGAAAAAGCTCAAAGAATAGAAGAGAAGGTTGGAGTATGGAAGATCGCTCAAAAGTATGGAGTGCCTTACGATCTCGTAATGGCTGTAATGGATCAAGAGTCTAAGTTTAAAATTAAAGTGAGATCACCTGCTGGTGCTGAGGGTCTGATGCAGTTAATGCCAGCCACCCAAAAACGTTTTGGTGTTACCAACCCGTACAACCCTGATCAAAACGTAGAAGCTGGTGTGAAGTATTTGGCTTTCCTTTTGAAGAGATTTAAAGGGGATGAGAACCTAGCCTTAGCAGGGTATAATGCTGGTGAAAGTAACGTTGACAAATACAAGGGTATTCCCCCTTTCAAAGAAACTCAAAACTATGTACGGGAAGTTCAACGGAAACGTAAGAGTTATTTAGGTGCTCCAGACCCTGTATTCAAATCTTCATCAGGTATAGACACTGATGAGTTTTACTTTGAGCCTATGCAAACTAGCGATAAAGTCGAAAAGCTTCGCAAAAAACGAGCTAAGCAAGATGTTGAAAGAGACCGCTTAGTCGCGGCTTTAAAAACTTTGAAAAAAGGTAGTGAGAAAGAGATTAAAATCAGTGGCGAGCTTCAAGTCATTGAAGATGAGATTGTCACCACTCAAGAAGCTCTTCGGGACAGTGCTGAATCCTTTAACGTTGCTGAAACCAAGCTTTTAGAGAAAAGAAAAAAACAAGCTAAGTTGGATGTGCAATACTTGGATCGTGAGATTCAGGATTACCAACGCCTTTTGGTTGAGTACACCAAAGCTGGTGAGCTTCAAAAAGCCGAGGATATGCGACAAAAGTATTTGAAAGCAAGAAAGGCTAAATACGAAGCTGAGGTTAAGCAAGTAAAAGTGGATAACACTGTTATCAGCGCCCAAGACAGTGCTTACCTCATGAATAAGAAGGATGTTGATTTTGCAGTGTCTGGTTTGAAAAGAGACCTAGAACGAGACATCCTTGGTATTGCTGAAGGTCGAACACTTGCTGAAAAGGATCGAATCACAGCCGCAGCAGACGCTGAGTTTAAAGCTCTGATCAAGGATTATAAAGATGGTTTGAAAAGAGAGCGTCAAGAGTTTGCTCGTCTTTACGGGGAGGAGAAATCCTACTTAGCTGCCCTGAATAAAGACAGTGCTACTCTTCTTAAGCTGCAAGCTGAGAAGAAAAAGCTTGAGAAAGAAAAAGCCTTTATTACTGAGGAAGCTAAGAAAGGTAAATACTCAAGCTTTGATGTTAAGGCTAAGGAAGAGCAGATACAGAAAGTTGAAGACTCTATCCGAGCCGAAGAGTACGCTTTGGCTTTAAAGCGTAAAAAACTTACAGACCTTAAAACCAAAGATGTTGAAGCTCAACTTGAGAAGCTAAAAATTCAAGTAGCTAAGCGTCTAGCTGAAGTTGATAAAATGGAAGCTTTAGTGGAGTCTGGAGATGCGTCCACAGAGATGCTAACCATCCAACGGGATGAGTTAAACAATCTCCAAAACCGAGTTAACCAATTGGAGGGTCTGTTAGAGAAGTTGCGCGAATCGGGCAATAAGTCAGCAGCCACCATTGATGCGAATGACCCAAGTAAGGGTGACGTTAAGCCGATGACAACCCGTCAGATTGCCGCAGCTTGGTCAAAAGAAACCTTGGATAATCTTAACAGCTACGAGACAAAGTTGCGGAGGATTACAGATATAGCGGATCAAACTAGCAAGTCTATGGCTCAGATGTTTACTGAGATTATGGATGGCTCTAAAGATGCTGCTGACGCTGTAGAGGATTTTGGAAAACGCTTCTTAGGTATGATTGTAGAGATGGCTATGCAGGAGGCAGCACTCCGCATGGTTTCTGGTTTAGTAGGTTTGTTCGGGGGATCAGCGAGTAAAACTCCAGCCACCACAGGAGCACTTAACATCCAAACACCGGATTTAGGATTGGCAGTCCCTAAAGGTTTCGCCCGTGGTGGTGAAGTCATTGGTTCTAAGTTGGGTTATGATAGTGTTCCAGCCATTCTGAAACCTAAAGAGTATGTATTACCAACAGAAACAACCAACCTGTTGGGTAAAGACTTCCTTGATGGTTTAAGAATGAGTCCTAAAGCAACCTTAGACAACCTTAAAGGTAAAGGCTCAGGTGACATCTTAGAAAGCGTGGTTAACGTTTACATGGTCACACCTGAAAATAAACCACAAAGCTTGTCCAAAAATGATATTATTATGACCATCACTGATGATTTGCAACGGAACGGTCAGGTTATGCAAACCATTAAAAATCGGATTGGGGGTCGCTAAGATGTCTTCTTGCCTCATCAGTTTAAAGCAAGGGGTTATCCAAGATTGGGAAATAACCTTCGATGTGGATATTTCCAACTGGTTTTTTAGAAGCAAGATCAGTCCTGAAAACAGAGATGGTCAAGATAAGGAGCTTTCGGTTGAGATGTTAACCAATAACAGCATCAAAGTAACCATAGATTTAAGCGATGCTGAGGAAGGCAGAGTTTATCTTTGGGACTTCGCATACTCTATGGATAACAGCTACTTTGAACCCATCCAAGAGACGATCAGGATTCTTATAGACCGGAGGATTAGCTGATGGCTTTATTGAGTATTAAAAGACAGGTTCTGTCTGCAACGGTAAAACCACCAGAAAAGCCGAGTTTCCGAATCAGTGTTACAGCCCCAAACGGAAATTCAGGGCAAAGTATTACACTTCCCATAGCTATTACAGACGTGTTTGGCCTACCTACAGAGTTAAGCAACAGACCCTTAACCAGCTATGTGGATCAAATAGTTCAGGCAGCTAATTCGGTTCGAGAGTTAGCCGATGTAGCTTTACAAGCTGGTTTAGATGCCGAAATAGCTAACCGTATAGACGCAATCCTAAACATTTTATTTCTGCTGGAAAGTAAGGCCGATTTGGTCGGTGGGTTTATCCCCACGAGCCAGATTCCGGCTGTCGCTATTACAGAATACCTAGGTATTGCAGTCGATCAAGCGGAAATGCTTGCACTGGTCGGTCAAATTGGTGATTGGTGTCACCGAACCGACCTAGAAAAAGCTTTTATTATCCTTGGCGAGGATACGACCGATCTGGGCGCATGGAAAGAGTGGCCTATGCCAGTGTCGCCTGTGACTAGCATCAATGGGCAGGTTGGCGTTGTGGTATTGGGAAAGAGTGATATTGGCTTGGGTAATGTCCCTGATATTGATGCTACTAAACGGGAGAATCATACGGGTACACAATTAGCAAGCAGTATCACTGGGTTAGCTACAGTGGCAACCAGTGGCAGTTACGATGACCTGTCGAATAAGCCAACAATCGAATCCGATAAAGTGCTTGTGCATAAGACGTTGACACGCTGGAAAAATCGTAGCAACAACAGCAACCACCTCCCGTTTAGTTTAGAGCTACGCGGCGTGTTCGACACAAACTTTGTCATTCCAGCCAATACGTTGATCGCAGGCGACGTATACCGATTTGAGATGACAGTGTTTATTAACCTCGCTACAACTCAGGCCAATACCTACGAAATTGCACCGATTGTCAATAACATGTTGTTACCGTTTAACCCAACGGCTTTGGGTATTACAACTGGGACGCTTAATAGTAGTCAGACGTTTACGGTCGTCTTTGACATCATTTTCCCGACCGTAGGTGGTGCTGGGCGTATCACGCAGAATGGTTTTGTCGTGATGCGTAATGCGGTCGTTACCTTTGACGGTAACTTCACAGCAATAGACACAACACAAGCCATTAGTCTCAACTACTCGGCGCGATTTAGTGCCCCGACGGTCGGCGCAGGCAACGCTGCATACATCAAATCAGCAAGGTTATACAAACTGAATGATCCAGTCTGAGGAGTTACATCATGAGTAAAGTGAAAACCAGCAAAGGTTTGATTAAGACAAGAAATCCAAATACTGTTTTGTTGACAACAGGTCAACTAAAGCAAAAATTTGGAGAGCCTGACTTGTTAGGCTCTTATCTTGTAACCATCAATCTACCTTACCCCATGCAATTAGCTTGGGATGCCAAAAGCTATGTCACTAAGATGCGATGTCACAAAGACGTAGCGACTCGTTTCCAATCAGTTTTCACGGATATTTTGAGCCATTATGGTTTAGAAGAGATCAAACGCTTGAAAATAGATCAATTTGGTGGGTGTTTTTCTTTCCGACAAATGCGAGGCGGTAGCGATTGGTCTCGTCATTCTTGGGGTATCGCTATCGACTTAGACCCCAACCGAAATTTACTTCGAGAGAATGCGAATACTGCTCGGTTTGCCAATGCGGAGTATTTACCCATGATTGAGATTTTTTACAAGCATGGGTTTGCCTCCTTGGGGGTTGAAAAAAATTACGACTGGATGCACTTTGAAGCGATCCGCTAAAGTGCCTTGCCACCCCAGAACCCCTGCGCTAAAATGGTCAAAACGCAGGGGTTTTATATTATGTATCAGTTAAGCAAAATGACCGCTTTTAGTCGGCTATTGCTGGTGGGGGTTTATTTAACCGCACTCATCCCAATTACTGCGCTTGCAAGCTCTCCACAATCCCCTCTATCAAAACTCGTGGACTTATACCCACTAGAGCTATGGCTCATTGTATGGCTCATTATCTGGGTTGGCTGTATCCTGTTAGGAACTATTACGGCTGCTCAAATCGAAAGCCCAGTGGATAAAAAGATTCTTGCAAGTGGCGCACCATTGATCCGAGCAAAAGTAGTAATGTCCCTCTTTCTTTCGGTTTTGGGGGGGTTGCTGTTAGCTACAGAAAAGAAGTGGAAAATCCCAAGCCTTGAGCTTTGTATCTGGTCGGGCGTGCTTGCAGGTATTGCCCCCACTTTCGTTCTAACCTGCCTCGAAATGCTTCCCCAAAAGCTACGGGAAAAATTCGGGGTAAAAGAGGATGTTTAACATGCAACCTGAAGCATTACTGTGGTTACTGAGTACGGTTCTCTGTATTTGTTTACTGAGAACTAAGTGGTTGAATACCTCTAAACGAGGTATTAACCTAAGTTTAACCATGCTGTCACTATCAAACGCCTGTATGTTCACAGCCAGTTTGCAACACACCAACCAAACAAATTGGTCATTTATGGCGGCTTTATTTTCTTTGATTAGCTTAACTAGTTGGGCTATACCTAAGATAAAAGCTAATATTCACGCTTGCTTAGCTAAAAAGGTAACGTAATGCCTTACTCCCCCTCCACAACCAATGTGGTCACTAGAAATGATGTATTTCCAGCAGGTAAATCTCATTTTATTTGGGCTTACTCTGGGATAGAGACCACTTATGTGGAGGATTTTGTTCCAATTAAACTCCCTCAAAACAGAGACTTCTCGGTCAAATACACAAAAAGAGCTAGACGAGAATTTAAGCTGAGCTTTGATTTAATGAGGTACTTAGAAGAATCTCCAGAAAACCCTGAAAAGCTTAGCTTAAACCAGTTAGAAGATTTCTACTACACCCATCGAGAAGCTAAACCTTTTTACTTCAATCACACGATTTACGGTGTTTTAAAGGTTCGCTTCAAGGAACCGATTGGGTTAGATTTCAAGAAAGGCAACAATGGTTGGGTGTCTGGGTTTACTTGTTCTTTGGTAGAGATGGTTGAGGATGACAACCCTTTCCAACGAGGTAAGACTTTCACCTCCAATTTATACCCCTTCATGGGCTGTACTTTTGAAACAACATATCCGAAGGATAGTAGCGCCATTATGTTAGGGGCTAACTACATCTATGCTGTAAACCATAAAGGAAAACCACAGCGTACAGTTACCCTTAATTATGATTACTTAATGTATTTCTATGATTCAAACAATAACATTGTCTTATCTCAAACACCCAATAGAAACTTAGCTTTGCTTGAGCTTTTTTACCACAGCAAACGGTTAACTGAAACCTTCAGCATAAGCCACCCATCGTTAGGTTTATTAACTGTTAGATTTAAAGAACCTTTAACCATACCAAAACTTGCAAAAAATGGTATAGTGCCTAACATTAGGGTTACTTTGGTGGAGGTCGCGTAATGTTGGATAGTCAAGCACTAAGCCTAAACCCAAACCCAGTGGTTGAGCTATTCGAGATAACCCTTGTTAATGGGCAAGGGGTTTTTAGGTTTGCGCCTAAAGAAGACACTTTGTTCCAAGGTGAAAACTTTGAGCAGTATGTTATCAGTATAGAAGGTGTCGGTACTAATGCGGTTGGTGAGAACATCAGACCAACGCTAACCGTTCTCAACCCATTAGGCGGTATGCTAACTTCAAAAGTAAAAGATGGGTTGCTTGAGAATGCTAGAGTCCAGCGGTATTTAATCGTAGAGGTCGCAGATAGCACTTTTCAGCAAATATCCGTTTATACATGGTATGTGTCTCAAATAAAAACCATCAACAGACAGTACATTGTTTTAGAGTTGCGGACAGCTTCGGATTACCCCTCTTGCCAACTGCCACCTAACCGATACTACCCACCAGAGTATCCGAGGGTGATCTTATGAATGAGTATCTTCATTTATTGGGTGTTCCTTACTTGGAAGGTAAGGACGATTGTTACGGTCTTGTCAGAGCCTATTTTAAACACAACTACCAAGTAGTGCTCCCAAACTACGCCAGACCTTTGGCTTTCGATCATGGGGGTATTGACTTGATTGGGGCTTTAAAAAACAATGAAGATTGTGAAGTTGTACCTGCGGCAAAAGCCTTCCTTAAAACTGGAGATGTGTTGATATTCTCAGTTCGCAGTGACCGAGATAACCACTTTGGTATTTATGTTGGAAACAACATGTTTATCCACCATCTGATTAATCGACGATCAGAAGAAAGTAACATTGACTCAGTTTGGTTTAACCGACTAACAACGGTTTTACGCCATAAAGAAGCCAAGCAAACAGAGACAAAAAGCGTATGGGATTTCTTAACGGATCAGCAGAAGGGGAAATTCAATGTTTGATCTTGCTTCCTTCTGGAACCCAAACGTGGAACGTTGCGGTTATATAACTAAGAGTTTAGAAGTTGTCGAGCTTAACAATGAGAGTTTAAATCCCGACAACCACTTCCAAATGGTTTTGCCGGAAAACACCAACAACATAAGCCATCTATGGCATACCCACCCAAAGGGATCAGCTAATTTAAGTATTGACGACTATAAGGCATTTGTAAAGTTGCCTCAGTATAAGCATCTAATAATCTCTAAAGATGAGATCAGGGAGTATTACGTTATTAATGGTGTTGTCTACCAGACCGAATAAGGTTAAAATCCTTCTATGTTGGAGGATTACCCATGCTTTTACGATTTTCAGAAGCTTTGCACTACCTTTTTCCCTGTGAGATTGAGGTAACGGCTTCGACTGTTTATGAAGCCCTATATGGGGTCTTTAGTCAGCACCCCTTGAAAGGAAAGCTAAAAAAGAAACCAACAGTATTCGTTAAAGGTTTTACTTCTCACTCAGCTTTAACAGCACCGACCAACGTGAAAGAGATTTATATTGACGTACTTCCAGAGTCAGACTTCTACTCCGGTTCTGGAGCCACACCAAAAAAGCAAGGGGTTACTCAGATTCTCTTGGCTGTAGCTTTTGTAGCAGTTTCATTCATGTTACCAGCCAGTTCAGCAGCCTTAGCTGGCAGTTTACGGCTGACCGCACTCTCGATGGCTATTACTGGAGCAATGCAATACTACACTGCTCAGCCAGAAATGAAGGAAGATCAGAAGGAACGTAAAGGTCGTTATTTTTCTGGCAGCAAGATGACCACAGAAGCAGGTACACCCATTCAGCTTATCCTTGGTACGTTTCGGGTTGCTCCGCAAGTAATCTCGGTAAACATCGACACTTTCAAATTCTCCGGTTTAGAGGATTTGAAAACCTCGGTTTACTTTAAAGAAAAAGCAGATGAAGCTATTTCTGAGGAAAACATTGATTTGTTTTATGGCGCAATTAACGCTGGGGCTACTGAGCTAGTCCAAGTTTCCAACACCACTAGAACTGGTTCGGAGTTTTAAGCATGTCTAAGAATTACCCTGTGGTTGTTTACCAAGGCTCTGGTGGTGTAAAACAGGTTCAACAAGACCCAGATAACTTGTTTGGGCGTGAGGTTGTTGAGATGTTCCTTGGTTACGGCCAAGGCGTGGTTTATGGTTTGGAGAATGGCTTAAATTCAGTCCTTGTTGACGGCTCTCCTTTAGTCAACGCCTCTGGTGAGCTAAACATCGAAGAGTTTGTTTTCAGTTTCCATCAAGGGTATGAAGATGATACCCGTGTTAAATTCATTCTCTCTGGTGAAAGCTCGATTGATCAAAGCTCTGCTGGCCAATTACTGCATGATCAGGTTAAGGTCTTTGATATTTCTGGGGTGGACATCCAAGATTTAAGTCAAATCGACCTACGGTTTAACATTCCTGCCCTGTATTACATCCATATCTATGACCGTAATTATTTAGAGCATTACATCGCTCTTGAGATCAGATACAGATTCCCGAACAAAGACCCTAACAAATGGTACTATATCGGGAATGAAGCTGCCTACAAAGCTGGTCGAACCATCTACAACCAAGATGGTACTTTGATGGGCAATAAAAGTGGTCGCAGCGAATCGCTTCGATTAAGGCTGATGAGGTTCTTTGGCTATGATGGGGGGTTTGGTGTTCGACCACCCTCGGCAGCTTATACCTTTGAAGAAATTAAGAACATGTACCTGATCACAGGGCAAACAACTACAGGCTACAATTTAGAGATTCCAGTCCCTTTAAAGTTTAAAGGGGAGGATGTTCAGATTGAAATCCGTAAACTTAAAATAGCCAAATCTACTCTTGCTCAAAATGAGAGGGACAATAACCCAGATCAAAAGAGCAGTATCTTTTACATCGAAAGTAATTATATTGGTGTGCCTGAGAAGACCTATGCTGGTTTAGCAGGTGCGCATATTGTGGCAGGGGTTACTGATCGTTTTCAAAACCTACCAGACATCATTCTAACTCTGAAAGGTCAGATTGTCGATGTTCCTATCAACTATAATTCAGAGACCAAGGTTTACGATGGGGAGTGGTTTGGTTCCAGCTTTAAAAAAGCATGGACAGATAACCCTGTTTGGATTCTTCGCTTTTTTATCATGAATCCAAAACTGGGTCTTCGTCGAGTAAGACCCCAACTTATGGTTAATGAGTTTGAGTTTTATGAAGCTGCCCAATACTGTGATCAGAAAATCAAAGACGTGGATGGGCAATTTAAAATTCACCGATATACCTACAACGATCTGGTTTCAGAAATACGGGACTTTACCGAGTTTTTAGATTATGTAGCAGGTACATTTAATGCCAAGTTGGTAGATTATGGTGATTCCTTTGGCTTACGAGTTGACGGTTTAAACACCGAAGTGAAAATGCAATTTACCATTGAAGGCATCACTGTCGATGGTTTTAGTTATTCCTTTTCTGCTTTAGAAACTCGATACAATGAAATCAAAGTAACTTTCCTCAATAAAGAGTTAGATTACTCTGAAGATCGAAGACGCATTTTCAACCAAACCTCAATAGATACTTACGGCTTAATGTCTTATGACTTCCAAGCGGTTGGCTGTACCAACTTTAAAGAGGCTTTGAGAAAAGCTTATTACTTGATGCTGACCAACCAAACAGAGTACATCAGCGTATCATTCCAAGTACCACGCCTTGGTATCTATTTAAGCCCTTTTGATGTCATTAGTATCTGCGATGAGTCTATGGGTTGGGGTGTTTCTGGCAAAGTAAATACCTATGATGCTGAGAAGATTTATCTTCGAGACGCTTTAAGCAGCCTTAACTCTGGCGAATATACCTTGGAGTTGCAAACCCGATATGGTTTAGTCGATACCTTGGTTATGTTTGATCAAGAACAGCCATACGAGTTGGTGTTTCAAGACGAAACTTTCTATTCCGAATATGGCAATATCGAGGGCTTAAACTTCAGTCTGTCTTCTGAAGATGTGGGCAAACCTCAAACTTTTAAAGTGCTGAATACTTCTGAAGTATCTGGTGGTTCAGACCTTTATGCAGTAGAAGCTGTTCTCTTAAACAGCGGAAAATATGCGAAGGTGGACAACGTCCTAGTTTCTGGTGGTTCAGATGGTATTGTAGTACCTTTGGTCGGCTCTAACTCCCTCTCCCAATACAATCAAACCCCTGACAAACCAGCAATGTCTGTTGTTAGTGGCAAGTATATTGTTGACTCTGATGGGGACTTAGAGGTTCGGTGTGTAATATCTGGGGCTGATCCTAAAGCTAAACGCTGGAGAGTTGTCTACTCCAAAGCTGGTCTGGGGTCTAATCCAACCACACTTAACCTTAATGTTCGTCAATTCTCAGTACCTAAAGCTAACGATGGAGATTCTTATAGTTTCCAAGTATTCGCTTATTCTGCTGGTGGTAAAGAGTCACCAAAAAGAATTGTCAATCATTTAGTAGAGGTTGATGAGCTTCAAGAAATGCCAGCCCCATTTGACTTCAAAGTCACCAACTTTGATGAAAATACACGCATGGTTACAGCTTCTTGGGCAGATTATGCCTACAGCACTAGAGAAGCTTATTACCTTAAGGTGTTTTCTGGCTCTACAGAAATGGCCTCTATCTTAGTAGGGAACCCAGTAGCCTCAACCCACACCTTCTTCTTTACAGCCCCTGTCGGAAACTATGAGGTTAGAATCTATCCGGTAGAAGCTGGCCTTATGTCTAGCAGCTTTAATTCAGAGGTTTTAACCATCACAACCACAATGATTCCAGCACCTTTATCTGGCTCAGTTGATTATGATGAAACGACAACACCAAAGAGTGTTAAAGCTTCATGGCTTGCTCGCCCAGAACCTCAGCTTTTGGATTATTACTTAGCTTATACTGTTAATTCAGGGGCAGTAACTGAGCTATATTTAACCGACAACTTTAAAAATGTCAGCTTGTCTGTTGGTGGGGATTATTTATTCAGCATTAAAACCCGAAGCTTGGATGGGGTTCTATCCACAGATGTTTTAGAGTTGAATTTTGCTGCTGGGGATGTTCAACTAGCCGCTCCAGAAAATGGTCAGATATTCGTCTTTGGAGATCAGTTAAAAGCTGAATGGGAGGAGAATACTTCTGCTTATTTTCTTGAGTTTGATGTTGAGATTTACCGTGATGGGGTTTTAGAGAGTTTAACCACTACAGATAACTTCATTGTTTTTGACTCAGAGCCAGACACAAACTACTTGGTTAAGGTAAGGGCTAAATCAACCTTTAATTTAACTTCTTTGGACTCCCTAGATTTAACATACAGTTTAGACAACGTGGTTCTTAATGCCCCAGAAGGAGTTTCGTTGAGCCTAGATTTTAATCCAACAAAGCTTGTATTGGCTTTATCTTGTTCGGACTTCACCAGTGAGTTTTTCAAAGCCTTTAAAGTTGAGTATTATTTGGGTGGGGTTTTGCAAACCACACAATACCCAACTACTTTAAACTCTAGTTTTGAGATCACAACTACAGGTTTATGGTCAGTAAAAGTATTTACCCAATCCATCACTAACCAACTGTCGGCTGAGGCTTCTGATTCTCTTCAAGTTGACGTACTTTATGAGCCGTTAAAGCTAGAGATAACCTCAGATATTCTCGATGGTTTAAATTTGTGGGATTACTTTCAAGCCAATTACTCTGGAGATTATGCTACCGAGTATGGCTCAGTTTACTATGTTGACTTCATTATTAAGTCAGGAATCATGGTGACATCCTCGGATGCTGCTTTACCTGCGATTGTTAAAGATTCCAACTGGCCTAATGGTTCTGTCCCAAGAGTGATTATTGAGCCAGATGGCATAGCCGCTGGCCGTGGTGGCAGAGCAGGAAAATCCGCAGTTTTCGTTGGCTCTTCTGCGGTAGATAGTTTGGGTGTTCAAGAGTGGCTTAGTTTACCTGCTGAGAATGGTCAAACTGGAGGGACTTGCTTCTTGGTCGATCATGCCGAACCATTGGTGGTCGTTAATCAGGGCATTTGCGCTGGAGGAGGAGGAGGTCAAGGGGGACACGGAGGTTTTGTGGTTAACCGAAACATCACCAGCTTTAATCAATATTACGCCCACTTTATCCACGCATCTTCAGGGGGTGGAGCGCCTTATGGTAAAAAGCAATACCGCCCAAGTGATTATGAGTTTATGGTTGAGCATTACGGCTTTCCAGAGTACAACACACTAACTACGGCTGTAGACTCCCCACATAAAGCTTATTGGTATTGGTATGCCGACACTGGTCAAGTTAGACAATCAACTTCTGGTTTACCAACAATCACCACTGTGTCTGGGTTTCCTACCGAATTGGTTCTTGCTGGTTACGACAGCGTATGGGCTTCTGCAACTTTTTACGTTGGTAATGAAGGGCAAACAAGCCCAACGTATGATCCTGACGTATACGCTCAAAAAAGAGATCGCTTAGGTAATGCCTACTATAACAATCAAGGAGAGTTAACCTATGCTGAGGCGGTACGAGACAATGTGTTTAACTCTGAAGACGGTGGCAGATTATCCGGTGGTCGAGGAGGTCTACCTCTTTCCTTTAGACACGAATCTAACTTATACAATGTGTTAGGTTTTATTGATTACACCAACGCTGAGGTCGAGGTCTTTAAAAACCGCTATGGTTTAGGTAAGGGAGGGGACATCGGCTTAAAAGGTAGCGATGGTAAAGACTTCACTGAAGTAGTTAGATTGAACAGTAGCCTTGTAGGGCTTCAATTTCTCTCACTAACTGACCAAAGCAAATATCTTAAAGCTCAGGAATCAGGAGGGCTTGGTGGCCAAGCTGGTTTTGTTTGGGAAGGTATCGGGGGTATTTCTCTCACGGGGAACCCCCCAATAGGTCGATAAAAATAAAGCCCCTTTACAGGGGCTTTATTAATTAGATCACTTCTCGCAGTTTCTCAAAGGCTTCGTTCCAAGTGCCAGTTAGAGAAGCACCTGAATAACTGGTGACAGCCACTTCAAAGTAGTTCTCCATAACTTGATCACCAAGTACGCGCTCTAGCCACTCCAAGCGGTTCTGCTCCAAACCTTTGAAGATAGGATCAAAACCAAGTTGTAGGTAACGCTTGTTGGATAGGTGCTTCAAGAAGAGAATCACATCTTCTTTCGGTAGTTTTTCATCGTTGCCAATCTCGTAGCAAACGTTCAAAAATTCTACTTCAGTATTGAAGCAAATCCAGAAGTGCTCATCAATCTTCTCTTTAAGAAGATATAGGTCAAGGTCTGGATTCTCAGCCAATTCTTGATGGAAGGTTCGGACATTGCCTTGGACATGCAAGTTTTCGTCGCGGATAGAGTAATCCACGGTCTGCCCCATACCCATCATGCAGCCATAAGCGTGTGGCGCGTTCAGAAGTACAGCAAATGTCCCAAACAACTGCAACCCTTCGCCAAAGCAGCCTTGAGTTGCAAGAAACAATGCGCGATCAAAAGCACTGTTTGGATCAGGGTCAAGAGATTTGAAAAACTCATGCTTGTCTTTCATGACTTGGATATTCATGAAAGCCGAGTAGTCGCTTTCAGGCAAACCCAACTGATCAATCAAGCGGCTGTATGCGTCAATATGAATGGCTTCATACGCAGCAAACTGCGAGAACATCATCTTCAACTCTGGCTTCTTGTACCAACGCAGAATGTGGTCAGTATAGCCAGAGTTTACATCCGCATCCGCTTGGGTGAAGAAGCGAAACAGCGAGGAGTAAAGGTTAACCAAAGATTGTGGAAGGTTTTTCTTCCAATCGTCAACATCTTTATCCAAAGGGACATTGCTTGGTGTCCAGTGGTTGATCTCAGCCTGAGCATGGTAAAAATCATACGCCCAAGGATATTCAAAGGGACGGTAAAAATCACGGCGAACAGTCATAGTCATGGTTATTACTCACATCCGGTACAGGTTACAGCGTGCAATTCTTCGTTTACAGGGTGAAGATTGATCCCTTTTTCAACAGTGGTGACACCTTGAGCTTTGTCGCCAGATTCACCGCGCATGTAATAGCGAGTAGGCAAACCAGACTTCCAGATTTTGAAGGTGTCAAATAGCAGCTTGGTGCGGCTAGTGCCGCGAGGGTAGAACAGAGTCAGGCTTTGAGCTTGGCAGACAAACTCTTGAGCAATGGCGTAGTGGTCGATCAAATGACTCATATCCACTTCATAAGCAGTACGGAAGACATCTTTTTCCCACGGGGTTAAGTTGGGGAGATGCAAAACACTGCCTTTATTAAAGCCGATGCTGTCCCACACTTCAGGGGTATCCATACCATACTTCTTCAAGACTTTACCTAAAGTCTTGTTGACCACAGTATATGTACCACTCAAGGTTTTGTGAGTGTAGCGGTTGCGAGGCAACAGGCTGCGACCTTCGCTTAGGGTAAACTCATGTGTGCTGGTCATGATTGACAGTGTGGCTGTTGGAGCGATTGCAATTGTGTTGGTAAATCGACGACCAGAACCAGCCATGTCAGGGGCTTCGCCACGTTCCGCGCCTAATTCAAAATTGGCACGATCCATGTGCGTTTTGATAGCCTTACTTGTCCAAGAGGTAAACCCTTTGGCCGCAGCACAGTCAACAGGCAGGTTCCGCTCTTGAAGAGCAGTATGCCAACCAACAATACCCAAACCAATCGAACGCTCTTGGCTTGCCCCAAAGACAGCCTTAGCCATGCCGTTCAAAGCTTCTGAGATCAACTCTTGAATAGCCTTCTCAACATCTTCTTCACTGCGCATATAGCCAGAAAGCACTTCACGAGCTTGAAGTTTGAAGAAGGTGTATTCATCAGAGTCTTCAAAGTAGCGTGAGGCGTTGCGAATGAAGTATTCGAGGACGTTATCCAAGAACATAGCCACATCTTTAAAGAACTGGTAATTGTCCTTGTACTCATCAATATGAACCAAATTGACTGAGGACAAGCAACAAACAGCGGTACGCAAAGCGTTTGCGTATTGCAAAATCTCGGTACAGAGGTTGGGGTGCGTGATTTCATGACCCAATTCACGGCTAATTGGGTTCATGTTACGACGAGTATTGTCTACGAAATGCAAGAACGGTTCACCACGATTATTGGCTGTATCAAGCATAGTGCCTAGCAATTCAGCAGCATCAACATAACCCACAATCTCATTGGTCTGAGGAGAACGCAAACCATACTGCGCATTGGCCAGAGCAGCATTCATGAAAGCGTCATCAATGTTGACCCCAATGTGTAAATTGCGGGTTCGGCGTGAAGCATCTCCCCCCTCGTTACGAAGAGCGATAAACTCTTCAATTTCAGGATGCCACACATCTAGGTAAACGCAATCCGCACCACGGCGGTTGGAGCCTTGAGCCACTGCTAATACCAAGCGGTCTTTAACCCCGATAAAAGGGATTGCCCCACCCGTCTTTTGACCTGTTGTGGTTTTGGAGTGGACTTGACGCAGCTTGCCAGCGTATGAACCGATACCACCACCTTGGGAATTGAGCCAGATGTTTTCGCTGTAGTGTCGAGCGATACCGTCACGGCTGTCTGGAATGGTGTTGAGGAAGCAACTGATCGGCATTGGCATACGAGTGGTTTGAAAGCAATCAGCGTCAAAGTTTTTAGCCCAATCTTCACCCACATACCAATTGGTGCGTTTTGGTGAGTTGGATAGTGTGGGTGATGCAAAGCCAAGCCATTTTTTACGGGCTGAGTAGTCGTACATTCGCAAGCCATGCTCGTAGTCGCTTGCAAAAGCCATAGCTGTACGCATATACGCATCTTGTGGTGATGTTTCACCTTCTTGCAAGTAACGATCCATGATCGTTTCTTTAGCAAAAATAGGCATCATATCGTCAAGGGCGTACTCAGGGGTGGGGTTCGAGTGGGGAGATAGCATAGGTGAACTTCCTGAACACTGGAGAAAAAGAGACCAGCTTCTTACGGCTGGTCTCTCAGTTTAGCAATGGTAAGGGTATGAATCAACTGAACAATTTGGTATCAGACAGTTGACTTTTTAGAAGAAACCATATAGCTTTCAGCCATCAAAGAGGCATAGTTGGTAGCATCTAAGGCTGAGTCGAGGTGTGGCGTGGGGGATGATTCCATCCGAACCAGCTTAAGCAGCAGCATCAAACCCCACAACTCATGGTCTTTAACTTCATAGCCGTAGAGCGTGTTGAATAACTGGCGTACTTTGGGAATACTCCGCTCACCACTCTCTGAATCATAGATGCGTCCACGGTCTTCTTGAACAGCTAAAGCTGCTTTGAGAAAATCAACGCTTGAGCTTGGGGTTTGCTCTGCGGCTGTTTGCATGGTGAGTGGAAACATCGCTTGAACAATGGTTTCACACTGACCAATCAAGTAGTCTTTGAAATCTTGATTGGTCTCAAACTGGGCATGTTTAAGCTCAATTTTAGGAATTAAATCCGTTTGAAAGGTGCTGGACTCAGGGATAAGACCTAACAGAACGTTTTTAAGAACTGCACAGGCTACTTCAGAATCCGCTTTAGAGTCTAAAGAGGGTTTTAACGCTAGTTTCTTGGCTTCTTCATAACACCAAGCCGCCAAGACTTCAGAGAGAACTTTAACAAAAAGGGAATAGTTCATAAATCAATCCTCAACAAAGGTTAGGTCACAGCCACAACTATCTTCATCCACATGAATCATAATAGTGGCGGCATCAATAGAATCGCAAGGGTCAGGTTGACCCTCGCTATCGGGTTCAAAGTCAAGACAACTCATCGAATGAGCCATCTTCAAGCATTTTGCGAAGCTGAGTGTAGCCCTGCAAGTTACCACTTTTGGCTTGCTTATCAGTAAGACCACAAGCTTGGTGTTCACTAGGGCTGACGTGCATTGGCTTTGACTCAATGAGTTTGCTAAAAGTACGGCGCTCCCGTTTAACATCTGGCAAAGAGCCTTCCTGCATCAAAAACGATGTTCGCGCACATCGAGCAACTGAGAAAACCAAAAGGTCTTTTAAGCCCCAGCTTTCACGCTCAGCCTTGGTGATGTATGGAAGATGCCAATGGAAAGGGTTATCCTTTTTGGCTGGGTCAATCACTCGCCGGATAGAATCAGCAACAACCAAGGCTTCTTTGATTTTCTTAGCTAAGCTGATAAACTCCGGCTGTGCGCTATACTCTAAACGCAACTCCAAGAGGTTATCCCATTCGGTGGATGACCAAACAGCCTTGGTGAAATCCACTGGAACCAGCCAACGGTTTGCCCATTGCTTATGCAAACCCACACGGTTAAGATTCCAGCAAATAAACCGAACCATTTGAGCACCCAACCACCAAAAGAATTTGGCTTGCCAAAGTTTCCAACCAGAAAGCTCAGTGTCGCACTGCATACCTTCTTTGTTTTTACCCCAAACGTATGGACGGTAATACTCGGTCTTCAAGCGGCTAAGCTTTACCTTGGTGGGAATGGCTCGGTTAGAGCTTGCACTTTTAGAGATAGCTCGGTGTGTGTTGGTTTCAGCTAAGATAATGGTTGGGAAGACCAATTCCAACGTGGTCATCTTTGCTCCAGTGCCAAGCACCGAGGTGGCTTCAAGAACATTAACTTTGTCAGGAACACCGTACTTCTCAAAAGCTGCCAAGAAGTCATCCAATGTTTTAAAGTCAGACATGGTAAATCTCCAAGAAGGCTGCTTCATGTTTGGTCAAGATCAAATCACCAATTGTTGAAGCCACCCAATTGCTAGGCTTTTTCATTTTGCCGCGTGAATCTACCCAGCAGTAGCAAGTACGCCCACTCCCCAAGCTTTGCCGTACTTCCCAAGTGTCATCATCTTTACCAGCGTTAAGGAGGTCTTCCTTTTTGGTAAAGTATTTGGCTTTGTTAGCCTTAACCACTCGAACCATCGCTTGTTCAAAGGTATTAAAGCCAAAAACTTCAATAAGGTACATAACCAGAGGCTTGGCTTGCAAAAGAAGAACAAGGCTTTTCGTCAAGCTGCCCATCAGAGCTTGTGTGGCTTCTCCCTTTGAAGAGATGTCTAGGAACCGTACATCCGAGTTTTTCTGACCAGCCCAGTATGGCTTGTCCAGCATAGCTAGGTCTGAGAGGTTGATCAAAACCTTAATAACCTCTTTGCACTGACGCTCCAACCAAATACCAGTGTAAACCACATCACACAACCCATCCAAAACCTCTTCAAGATTCTTGGCTTTGATGCCGTCATCAATCAACTCGCGCCATTCAAGACCAACAATCCACCGTTGTTTCTCAATAGCTTTAACCATCTCTTGGAAAGAGACAAGGCTGAAGTCCAAAGTGTGGCCAGCCACAGCATTAAATTCAAACACATCAGCATCCAATTCAAATAATAGAGGGGTATGTTTTGGGGTATTGACCCAATCAATAATCCCGTTATTAAACGAATCAATAGTAAGAGCGAGGCTCATATTAAATCTCCAAAGGAACAGAAATGTATTGGTCAGCATTCTCTACATTCTTATGACTAATCACAAAAATTTGAGAGCACTTACCAAGCAATGAACGTAATGACTCCATGACATTATGAGAGCGAAGAGAACACATACCCTCATCAACCTCATCAAAAATCATTACAGGGAATACCTTGTTAGTCAGAACAGACCCCAAGGCAATGCGAAGGGATAGGAAAGCCAAAGCTCCCCCAGACCCCGATAGTATCTCAATTGGCTCACCAGCGTCAACCAGAACATCAATGTTTTCAGTCAACTCAATCTTGGTATGTTTACCACTGCTCAATTTAGTAAGCAAAGCCGAAGCCAGTTGGTTAACTGAAGGCAATAAATGGCCTTTGATTTGTTGGTGCATAAGCTGAAAACCAGCAACTACTTTTTCAAGCTCTTCCTTATCAGCTACAGCCTTCTTGACCAGAAGTTGTTTACGCTCATAATCCGCTTGTAATTGGTCGTAGGTCTTCCAAAGAGTTTCTAGCTGAATAAACTCTCGCAAAGCCAGATCGTTAGCTTGTTTGGCTTCCTCCAACATTCCCACAGGTAGTAGGTCAGGCTCTTTCAATTCAGCAACTTGATTCTGCCAAGCCTGATAACGCTTTAAATCAATAGCGTAGTTTTCGTAAGCTTTGATGGCTTGAATCTTCTCTTTGATTAGTTCAGGACTCCCGTAAGTGCTGATTAAAGAGCTTAGTTTGCCTTCCAGCCGTACTTTAGATTCTTTAAAACCAACTAACTCTTGCTCAATATCAACCACTGCTTGGAAGTACGAGTTTAGAGTTTTAGCTTGCTCTAAAGACACACTTGGTTTTTCAACCTGATCAGGTACATGATCATATTGCTTGAGGGAGTCAGAAGCCAAGAAGTTTTTATGGTTGCAAACTTCGCAAACAACAACTCCTTTTGATTGAAGCAACTTTTTCTGATATGAATCTCGATAAAGGTTTGTTTCAGCTTCTAACTTTACAAGGTCATAAGGTTCCTTGCCCTCAATCTCCTTCAGATGGCCTTTGCGTTTGCGTTCAGCACTTGAAATGGTTTCATGTAAACTTCTTAAACCACTTTCAAGAACAAAAATATCAGCTACGGCTTTATTCAACTCAGAAATATTACCCTCAACAAACTCAACCTTTTTTGGTTCAGGAATAGCATTACGCTGGAGGGCGTTTTTAACCGCAAAGTAATCTGACCACTCCTTTAACTGAGCGGTTAAAGACTTTGCTTCTTCCAAAATAAGGTTTTGATCACCTCCATAAAAAGGCTTTTCTGGCTTGACGGGTACAGTAATGCTGGAGCTAAGGTATTCCACTTTAGCTTTGGCTGCTTTTAATTGCTCTTTATACTCTTTGAGAGAGGCTTCAACACCCTCCAAGCCAAGCATACCGTTAATAACTTTCCGACGCTCAACGGCACTCAATTTAGAAAGGTAACGAATTTCCCCTTGTCGTGAATACACTGAAGACAAGAAGACTTTGAAGCCAAAGCCAAATAGGTTTTGAACCTCTTGGTTAACAGGCGTTGTGCCTTGAACCTTGTACTCAGGGTCAGCAGGTTTGGTTAATACAGCCATACTTAGAGAGCGGTCAATTTTGTAGATCGAACCACTGATTTCTAGGGTCAACTGCACCGAGATTTTACCGTAAAACTTTGCAGGTAAACGCAAAGCTTGAGTACCCCACAAAGCAAAATTAACTGCTTCGAGGATCAGTGTTTTGCCTGTTTCTGAATGGCCGTGGATGCTGATTAACCCTGAGTCAAACTTCAACTCAAAATCACCATGGATTGGCCAATTGCTCACCTTTACGTTGAGGATCATATCAATCTCCAGTGCTGTGGTTGCTTGAGAGGACTTCCCACGCTTGCTCTTTAGATAAAGGGCTGACTGCGTGTTTGTCCATTGAGGCGTTGAATAGTTGCTTTAAATCGGAAGGGTCTAAATCAAGACTAGCCTCCATGTCTAAAGCATCTTCGGATACTTTGCTGACTTCCAGCCCCAAGCAAGAGACTTCTGGAATAGTTTCACCTTCAACCAGACGAAGGCGAACAATGGAGTTTTCCAGTGTCTCTTTAGGCGTGGTCTTTAACTGCTCTGAAGTCAAGGTAATAAAACCAGCTTCGTCAGCTAACCCTTCTAAATGAGCATAAGGCATCATTGACCCAACATGGTAAACCACTAAATGGCTTGGCTTGACCAGAATATCAACTCGTGGCTTATGCTCATGACCGTTAATAACCGCCCAAATACCCTTTTGCTGAATCAAGTCATAGGGGATAGTGTTGCGGTTTGAATCCCCATAGCTTTCACCGTCTAGGTGAGTAACAATCATCTTGACTGAGCTTTCAAAACTATCCAATTGCTCAGCACAAGTGACAGTATGGTTCCACGGAACCAGCCCAATGTTACTGAGCTTGGTTGTGGTGGCCTCAGTAACAAAGCGAATATTCTCGTATAATCCACACTCGTGATAGCTGTCAAACTCGGCTTTGAGAAAATCAAACGAAGAAATCTTGTTGGTGTTTTTTGAACTGTCATGGTTTCCTGACAGGACATAAACCTCTTTATTGCAGGACTTTAACTCGCAACGAATAAAGTGCATAACCTTCAAAGAAACCAAGTAGTGTTCAAATAAGTCACCAACGATGACAACTTCTTGAGCATCAGGGTTATTTAAAAGTTTACTGAATAGTTGAGCTTGTTTCTGCTCAAGAACACCTCTGTTTTCTGGCTTAACCCTATCGCTGAAGTTTTTTCCTTGGTGTGGATCACCGATAAATTGTACATTTACCCCATTGATAGGGATCAACGGGTTCCGCTTTTTCTGTTCAGCAATGGCTACAAACTCTGGTAGAGTAAGCATTTTCAGGCTCCATACGCGCTTAAAAAGAAACCGCCTGAGTAGTAGGCGGCGTTAGTTTACCTAGGACGGCTCAAAATGGGAGGTCATCATCGAGGTTAGAAGCTTCATACTTCTTCGCCTCGAAATCAGCAGCAATTAAATCCACCAAATCAGAAGAAGGCATGTCCTTGTATTGGTTTGCGCTCATCTGATCTAGGGTTTCAGTTGCTGGATGAGTATAATCCCAAACCCGTTTATTGAAAACAAACTCAGCTTTTTCGTAGGGGTAGACCTTACGTTTGCGATGTTGATCCAGCAAAAGCTCAAGCTGATATGTGCAGTCCGCCAAAGCGTTGTGCTTTAAGCCCTTGTCACGAAAAGGTTTTTCGTTCAAAGTACGGGGGTCGATAGCTCCACTTGCCCCAGCAACGTAGCTTTTGATCTCACGAACATTGTAAAAGGCCAACGGGTTGTAGACCTTGCAAACCTTGAAATAGGCTTCAAGGAATAGCCAATCAAAGCCGGAACCATTGACCCAAAGTGTGGGTTTGTTTTTTCCACACACCTCAATGACCCATTGGGAAAAGGACTGCATGACGATCTGTGCATTTTCAGCACGGGTTTTGATGCTGTTCAAGACAGCCAAACGACCAGCATCGCTGTACCACCACCGCATGGTTTCTGGTGAGGAGCCAAAAACTTCAGGGATAGGGAGTAGACAACGGTCGAATGTTCGGGGATGTACTTTACCTGTGTCCAAATCAAACGCCACAGCAGCCAGTTGAACCATGTGGTGTTGGTAAGGGATGTTACCCAAAGTCTCAACATCAACAACGATGTGGCTTAAGGCAGTTTGTCCGTCTGACAATTCCAGAGCCATTTTTGCATCTCCAAAAGTTTAATGGGTTTGCTCGCGTTAACGAGGTCAAACAAATCAGGCATAGGGATGGCATAATCCCTAGTCCGAAAATCACCTTGCAATCGTAGCACAAGATAATAGCTTTTACCATTGCGCTTACACTTCTTGATGGCTTGAATCTGGCTCTCTTCCAAAAGGTTTCGGACATTCAGAGAAACTTGATTAGGTCTCTCTGATCTGTACTTAACCTCTAAAAAGGCTGACTTTCCATCAGGAAAGATAACCACATAGTCTGAGGGTTTCTTTGAAACAATGTGGCCAGCATCGGTCGAGTCTTCAAGTCTTAACACCTCAAGGTCTTGACCATAGGTGTTGAGAAGAGAGGTTCGCACTCTCTTCTCGTGGGCTTTACCTTGGGCTTGGCTCATCGTGAAGTCATCTGTTCAGAACGTTGGATTTTCTCATAATCATCCCGACAATCGGTGTCACAAAATAAGCGACAACCACCAACCCTTTCTAAGCAGTTGTAACATGTACCTGTTGGTTTCAAAGCTGGCTGATAAACCACTTGCTTAATAGCAAAAGCTAACATTAGCTCTTGAGTAGCCGCGTCTTGATCTTCAATATACTCACTCATGATTACTCCTTAAGCAGCGGTGAGGTAGTTGATAATGGATTTAATCTCCGACTTATCTGCTTTCTGCTTGTAGCGGTCAGCAGAGATACAGGGTAAGCCGGAGTTTAATTCCATCAATTCAATTTGACCAGTAGGGGCTTTATTCGAGTCCCAAGGTTGGAAAGTTTTACCAATTGCCAAGCTGGAATCAAGGTACAAGTTGTTTACCACGCCTCGTCCTTTAATCATCTCAGCGTACAGAATATCCAAAAACTCTAGCACATCATCTTTGTGAACGGAATACAGCAACTCATCATGGATGGGTAGCATGAATCGAACGCGCAGATGTGGGTATTTTGTACGCAAAAGCTCACGCACAGCTAGGATAGTCTGTTTGGCCAAAGTAGCGCAAGAGCCTTGAATCAAAGCGTTAATGCCTTGGTTGCCAGCCCGTCTTTGGATTCGGCGGATAACATGCTCGCAGATCACACTCATCTCAATACTGCCAAAGATAGCGAATTTGTTACGCATCAAGTCCGCCCACTCACAAGTCGCCTCAAAGCGATAGCGTCTATGGCCGTCAGGTAATTCCAAAAAGCCTTGTTTACCCATCAACGCAATCTGACTCAAGCGCCAGCTTTCAGCCACAATAAACTCGTCACGATAGCCTTTAACAGCTTCAGAGGTTTTCTGCATATCCCAATTCATGGTAATTGAGGTGTTATTTAACCAACCAGAATACCAGTATTCAAAGTTACTGGTTTTGCCCAGATCACGGCGCATCTCTGATTTATTTGGAAGCTTTTTAAACTCCTCCAAACTGATACCCATAACACCAGCAGCGGCAAAGCTGTGCAAATCTGCATGTGGTCTTTGACCATAAGCCGCTTTAAACTTAGGGTCTTCAGACTGCTCACCAATAAGCACCAACTCGATAGCTGACCAATCAGCAGATACAATCAGATGATCTTCTTGATCTCCAACGAAAAAGCCACGCACATAGGCCGACTCACCATACTTGCTCAATTGCTGCCCATTTGGATTTTGACAAGCTGTGCGCCGAGTGTTCAGCTTTGAACTAACAATGGGATGAACCATGTCTGTTTCTGGATCAACCAGTAATAAATATGGGTTCAGGTAAAGCTTCATCGTTTGTTCAGCGTCTGCAAGCTTCTGGTAAATGTCTAAAATGGGGTGTTTACCCATCTCTTTTCGACCATCAGCATTGGATTTGATCTTGCCTTTCTCAATAACCGCAGTAAAGCCAAAGAGGTCAAGCAGGATATAACGCATACACATATAATGGGTGATGCTAAGAAATTTGCCTTGCTCAGCATCACCCCCTTTCAATTCTTTAAGCCAGCCTTTACCTGTGGCGCATTTTACTTGCTGAGTCATGCCGTAGTCATCCGCGTCAGCACTGAAAGCCCACTCATGGACTCGTTTATACATGCGGACTTTACCAGATAAACCCCCAGTCATCTTGGTATACCAAGAGTCGAATTTAACCAACTGCTCAGAATCTTTGGTAATGTCGTAAACCTGAAATTGCTCTCGGAGAATAAGCTTCATGTCTCGAAGGATTTGAGCAACCCGTTTACGCTCTTCTAGTTGCTTCTCTTTTACAGCAGAAGCTTTCAAGCGCATACCATGACCCCAAGTATCAGCATACTCATAGATCATGGGATTTTCTTGGGTTTTATAAGATTCCCAAGCTTTAGGGTTGTTAGTTTTGAGGATTCCACTTACATGGAAAAACAGCTTGTAGCACCAGTAAGCATCTTCACAACCATAGTCTAAAACTTGCTCGCCTGTTAAATCGCCAATATCCCGATAACCATGAATAAGCGTATCGAAATCCATCATCTGGTGGCCAAAGTGCTGTTTAACAGCCTTCTTTAAACCATAGCCAAAACTGATTTCTTTTACCCAACTCTCATAAGAAACTTGACTATGTGCAGATTTATCACAAATCCGATTGAGTAGTTTCTCTTGGGCTGGATTGAGTTTATCTTTCGGGCTGGTAATCCCTTTAAAAGCACGCATGGCTTGACCAAGGAACTCTCGATCCATCCAAGGTGTAGGCTTAAGAGCGCGGAAAGCTTGCTTGGAATAAGTGTCATCGTTGTAGCAGGATACACACAACTGCATGGAACAAAGCCAGCCGCTGTTATATTTCAAACCCCAACAAGCATTAAGCATGGTTAATTCAAACGGAGCATTATGGGCAATCCAAAGATTACTACCTTTAGATGCAAAAATAGGCATCACTTCTTCAAAGCTCAAACGGTTTTGGTAATCCGCTTGACGAGTATTAAAGTAGTAGATTACATCTTTACCCAGATAAAGAGAAAAGCCCGTAATCTTGGTGCGTTTAACATCAAAGTAAAGCCGTGTTTTTTTCTTTGGCTTTTTCTTCAGAATAACCTCACCATCGGTATCTGAGGTGTCTTCTTGGGCAATCTTCATCAGGATATTAAACCCTTGATGGCGGTCTCGATCTTGACTTTCAATATCAAAACCAGCAATCGGCGTGGTCATAACCACCTTACAAATTTCAGGAATAATTTCCTTATTGCGTTGGTCAACCAGTACACGCTTGGGTAGGTTAAGAGCCATTGGTTTTCTCCATGAAAAAGCCTTCCAATTAAGGAAGGCTTTGAGAGTTTTAAATTACTTAACTTCGGAATTACCCACAGTAAGACTAAACGAAATAGTCCCTGTTGTCGGATTAGTCTCTACGGTTGGGTTGGCTGTGATAAAGCTTAAGTTCGGATCATTCAAAACTTCCGACATAGCTTTAGGCTCTGGCGGTTCTCCGTGTTCATAGGTGATTGTGAAGGAATATTCCAAATCACTATTGTTGACGACGAACAGCAGGGGAACTTCGGTTACTGAATGTGCAGAAAGAGCCAACTCCAAGGAATAGTTTAAACTCAAACTACCAGACAAACCCTCAATCAATGTTGAAAATTCCGAAGTATCCTGAATGTCCGACCAATCAGCAACGACCACAGCCCCCGTACCATCATTGATCGTCATCAAGAAATTGGCAGTTTCTCCAACGTTATAAAGACGGTCGTAGCTCAACGCAATACTTGGGTGATTCCCAGAACCAATAACCAAGCCGGAAGCCAGTACGAGATCAAGACCACGTTGGCCTACAGCATCATAAACGGGATTCTGTGGGTCTGAGGTATCCGAAGGAACACCCGTCAGCATCACACTGACTTCACCTTGCACGTTCAAAAAAGAGTTAATCAACGGAGCAAAAATCAGAGATGGAGAACCTTGCGGGTTTCCGTCTGCAACCGCTTTAATCTGCTCCAGCTTAATCATATCGGCTGAAGTAGCAGCGGTAAGCAGCACATCAGCATCTTCGCTAAGTGTGCGGTTCAATTCATCAATCGTGATGGCCATTTAAGATTTCCTCGACCTGATCGCCATGAGTGGGTACAGCTAGTATAGCACCAATACTGCTGGTTCGTTGGTGGATTATCAGATTTTCTCTGACTTCAGCAAGATGCGGCAACATGGGGTTCACCACGATCCAAAACTGCTTAACCTGCTCCCACTCAGCTATTAAGTTTTGAGCTTTCTTGGTCTTGCCAAGAGACTCAATAACTGGCGGTTGTTCACGTTGAGCGATTAAGGCTTGCCGTAAGAGGTGTTTTTCTTCTTGAGTTAGTTTCAAGAAGGCCGACGCTCCAAAGTTTGTTAATCCTTTGATCTTGTCTGAGGAGTCCCCAACCAAAGTTTTAAAAAGCGTAAGGTCTTCAGCAGTACAGGGTAGATTGTAAGGCTTATTTGACTGCCATTGAACGTTTGGATTCAATGTTAAGTCGTACAAGTCTTGGTCAACCGTGTGGACTGTTGTGGGTTTTTCAGTGTCTTGACAAAGAAACCGAATTACATCATCAGCCTCATACTCTGGGATTTGAAGTGATACAAACCCCAAGAGAGGAAGATAGGCTTTGGTGAAGAAGTCAGCGTATCGAAAGAATTGCTGCATCTCCTCCCCAGAATAGTCCTTAACCTTATAGCCAGAGAAGATTGCACGACGACGAGCGTTAGCGTTAGCCCCATCTCGAAGCCAATAGACTCGTTCACCAGCTTGGTGTCGAGAATACAACTCCATTGCTAAATCTTGGCAGGTTCTACCTACTTGGAAACACACGCGCAACCAAGCGTTACCATCATAAATATGTTGCATAATCATCTCCAAAGAAAAGACCCTCAAAAAGAGGGTCTTTTAACTACACCAGTTGTTAAACCGCTGTGGTCAGATCAAGGGCTGCAACTGCTGGCGAACCTTCCACACCAATGTACTTCAGGGTGAGGGTAGACCAGCTTTTGTTGTTGAAGCTTTGGTCTTTGCTGCTGATTTCAACGTAAACGTTGTCACCTTCAGAGATTTCCCCATTCTTCAGCAACTGGAGAATTTTGGAAATCAACGCTTTGGCAGAGTTGGTGAAGGTAGTTTTTGAGGTGATATGCCCCAAATTCGTACCTGCACTGATTTCAGCTTGAGCGCCTTTGGCTTTGATCGGGTGAGCCGCTTGGAACATAATTGATGCAGCAGCGTAAGGTGCTTTGTCCGGTGAAACCTGCTTCGCCATCATAACGGCAGATTGCCAAGGTTGGCCAGCATATTCACCAGTGTTGCACATGACCCCATCATAAGAACGGATGGTTTTTGGGTCTTCATCTGAACCGTACTTCATTGCGTGGTGCAAACGAATAGTGCTACCTGCACGATAGGCTTGCAGTGTGACAATGATAGGGTCAGAGATAGAACGCTCACCAACCAGAACCGCGCCTTTGTCAGAAGGCATGATCCAAAAGTCTGGAACAAACGAGGAATCGAGAGCATCCAAATCATCCAAGCTCAAAACCGAACCAGCTTGAACAGCGGCCACTGGTTGGACAATACTAGCCACAGCCAAACCACCACCTGTAGGTGTGGAGCCAGTTGGGGCAAATGCGTCGTCGATCAGTTGGGTAGCAGTTTTGGCTTCGGTGTTTTCAGCTTTAGCAGCGTCAACAGCTTGGTCGAGAATGTCATCAACAGTTTGGGTAGTCATGGTATTGCTTCCTATTACGGTTCAAGGTTACTGTCCCGAAGGACAAGGGTAATTTAACGGGATTTAAACGCCCCGTCAAGCGTTTTATGAAAATTCCATCTTAGAAGACCAGATGAAAGCATCATTCGGGTCTCGTGGTCTTGGGAAGCGAACAATTTCGCTTTTAGAATCCACGAGATTAGTGTTGACTGATTTGTGATAGACACCCCACATCATATATTGATCTGAGGAATCATCGTACTCCAGTAGATGCACCAATAGGGGTGTATCACGCTTGCCTCGTTTGGCACGAGCTAAGGCTTGCTTAAAATCGTCATCCCCATAGTCAAGGGAATGAAAGATGATGTGGTTCAATTTTGACCAGTTGAAGCCAATCCCTGCTGTCTTTGGTGAGGCTACAATCACATCCAAATCTCCAGCTTGGAACATCCGGTCAATCTCAGCCCGTCTTGCAGCGGATACACTGGCATTGATTAAACCACAGCGGTATCCTTGATTGCTTAAAAACTCAAACAACGCTTCTTGCTCGTAGACAAAAGGCGCAAAGATAGCCACTTGGTCTTGAGTCGTTTGAAGAAACTCAAGGATGTACTGTTGCTTTGGAGTAGTCCCCGTGTAAATGACTTCCTCAGCATAGTCTATGATCTTGCCTTTACGATCCCAATCCACTGGTAAAGCAATTTTATGAGGGTGGTTGGTGATCTGTCTTAACCGCAAAGCTGTTAAACCACCGTTAGTATCCTCAATAATTGAGTTTTCTAATTCAAGAATCCCTTCGGAGCGAAGCTTATCATAAGCTTTGCGCTGGGCTGGCAGCATCTCAAAAGGCACACGCTGAAGAACGGTTGGGATGTCGCCATACACTTCTTTGACAGAAAACTTAATGGCATACTTATCAAAGAACTCCTTCAAAACATGATGGTTTCGATACCCAACCACATTCCCCATCAAATCCTTAACCTCATGAGTCTGCTTAAAGTCAGCATAGGTGGCGTAGTACATGGGGTTAAGAAAGTGGACAAAGAAATAACTATTGGTTAACTTGCCACTTTTTACATGGGTAGCAGTCATTACATGCACCCGATCCATGTATTTTATCAACTTCAAAAAGGTTTGACTGCGTTTGGACTCCCAATTTGCAAAGTACAAGTGAGCCTCATCAACAATAACCCCTTTGATATTGGGGTATTTACCCAACATCAATTTTAGATTCTTGTTGAAAAATTCAACAGTCATAAGCCAGACTTTGCTGTCTTTCAAGGCAGCTTTTTCTTTCTTCTCAACAGTAGCGCCATCAGGGATAATAGTGATGTCGTCAGAAGAAAGCCCTGTCCAAGCCATAAGCTCAAGTTTATTCTTCTCGTGAATAGACTTGGTGGAGACCCAAATCACACGAATTTGCTCACGCTCAACCATGTACTTAGTATAAATACATGCTGGTGGAGTTTTACCAGTACCCATCTCAGAGCAATCCAATGATCTGGCTTTTTTCAAAGCGTAGATTAATTGCTTCTTTTGGGTATCAAACAGAGTTAACGCTGTCATAGATGGCTTCCAAGGCTAGAATCTTATAGTCCGCAGCAGTTAAGCCACGGAACTCATGGTCAAACTCAATCAACGACTCAGGCATACTCGTGAAGAATTGATTCTTCAGAGGGATAAACACCGTTCGTGAAACACCAAAATCCATCAGCATTCTTTTATGAGAAGAACCAATGGTTCTGGTTACAGTGGGGAGAATGATTGCTCCCCAGTTGCTATTCCTAACCTCATCTAAGATAAGCTGGCGGCTGACGGGTTTATTATGCCATGCGTCCCCTTGCATTCGTACTTTCTTAGAGCCTAATTGCTCGGAAAGAAACTGATAGCGCAAGGAGTCTTCCTCAGAGATGAAGTAAATATCTGGATTTTTAGCTGCCTTGAAGAACAGACTAAAGAAAGGGTCAGCCATTACCTTTTCAAATAAAGGATGTTTGACAGGCTTTTTAGCGTATTCAGCCATAAAGTCCAAGAAATTGTGGCTGCTTGCAGATTGGTTAAACCGTGGCTCTGGGTTAGTGGCTAACCCATTTGCAGAAAATTGAATAATACCTTCGATAAAATATCGAAAACCATCGTTGTCCTCATGGTATCCGTTAATCATAAAACACCTCGGCTAACTCTGACGGGTCAAAGTTGAATACTCCAAAAATCAAAACAAGTTCAGTAAATGTGGGGTTGTATTTACCCCACAGAAACTTATCAAGTTTACTGACACTCCATCCTAAGTGGTGCGCTAAGTCACCTTCAGTCAAACCATCTAGCTCAAATGCCATTTTAGTCTGGCATAAAACCCCAAGCTTTATCAACTTGGGGTCTTTATCACTAGAGCTAATGACCTTAGATTGGCTTAACCGCATACCTCCGATTAAGCTTTCTTTTGTCATTCTCAGTCCTTAAACTTAATATGGATGAGGCCATACGCCCCAAGAAGATAGTTGATAATAAGGACGAGTTGATAGATGGCGTAGAACAGCAATAAAAGAACCCCAACGGTCAACCATTGGGGCGCGATTGCTAGATTCTCCAAGGCAGATAAGGTTGTATTCCTTGGCTTAAAAATGGTGTTCAGAATCATCAAACTGATGACCCACCAAAGCGCCAGCAGTAGCAGAATAGCATACAAGGGGCTTTCCATCGGCTTTCTCCAAAAAAGTTTGAACGGCATCCGCCTGAATATTTACAGGCAGCCACACGCCCAGATGTGTGTTTACATGCTGATCACGCATAAAGTCACTTGTGAAGCAAACCACCTGATAGGGTGGTGTCAAACTAACAGCCAAGTATAAGCCACCTGACCGTAATTTTGCCAGTAAAAACAGATCACGTTCGCAATCACCTTCAGGTAAATAGCGACCAGAGGATATGTCATCATACTCGTAACAACAGGGTTGACCTTGTTTTTTGAAGTGAAGAAACTCACCTTTAAACCAAGGTTGATGCAGTACAGAACCATTGCGTAAAACAAGCCAGTATTGGCCTGTTTTATACAACTCAAGGTCAAATGCAATCATAAGACAGTCATCCTAAACGTGTCAGCCTCCATATCACCAGCGATGCCGTTGATAAGCTGTTGTAACAACATCTTATACGTTAGCTGCCACTCTGTATCAAGGAACAAAGCCTTAAAGTCTGACTGAACAGACAGAACAGGCTCTGCGATTGGGTTATCCAAAAGAAAAGACCCTGTTGGAATATGGTAACAAAGACCATCAAACCAAAGGAAGGTGACTTTCCCTAATCGGCAATAAGCCGTAACCGTGTCGGTTATGGCCAGAGAGCCGTTTCGGTTTAAGGCTGCTACATGGATAGTCAGCCAATCGAGCCAATACTCATATCTACTCAATACGTTTCTCCATAAAAAAACCTCCCGATTGGGAGGTTTTGCACCACAGCTATATTACTTCGCGGTGGGTTTGCCTTTTGGGGCATCGGCAGCAGCTTCAGCAACCGGAGCAGCTTCAACTTTCGGAAACTTTTCAGCGTGCTCTGGCAGAGAGTATTGAGCACAACGCTTGCCTTCGCTGCTTGCAGTTTTGACCAAACGGTTGTCTTCGACGAGATTTTTCAATTGAGCCGCAGCAGTGGTATCTTTCAGCAATTGGCTATGCTGGTTGTGATACGCAATGCGCAACTCGTCTTTGGTGGGGGCAACACCAGCTTCGTTGAGGATTTTGGTCAGATCAAAAAGAGCATCACCGATGTGGTCATTGCGGCCTTTGCTTGGTTTGGGTTGCAATTCTGCTGGCAAATTGGCTTTGCTCAGCAACTCAGCAGCCGACAGCAGTTTTGGTTCTTGGGTTTCTTGAGCAGTCATGATCGTTCTCCGAAAAAAGTTGACTGGTTTACATCTCTTGGTGAAAGGAATAATGCCTGAGTATTATTCCTCTGTCAACAACCTAGACGAAAATAATTTAATTAATTCCATACAGCCAATCTGCTGGCACACTGTAAGCATCAAAACCATCAGGGTCAAGGCTATTTAAGTTTCCAGCGTTAGGCACACAGGGACTGCAAGCCATGCAATGAGCGGTATGTGGGCTTTCAAGAATAAAGAAGTTCAAAGCCCCACCAAGCCATGATGATTGGTATTTAACGCCCTCGTATGTACCCACAACTGTTGGGGTTTCACAGTACCAAGAGTCGTTAAATGAGTCTTCGTCAAAATCATCGGGGTCAAAAGCTCGGTCAGGATGCTCAAGCTCGTGCTGTTTGCAGAAATCCAGCTTTGCTTGCTCAAGAGCCTCTTGATAGCTCAAATCGGTTGCTTGGCGGCCATACAAAAGAGCCTCAACAACCTCATTATCGAGGCTGTTGGCACTGATAACGCCATAGGGGATGTTTGTTTTTGGGTTAACGTTAGGAATCATTTCTTTGCTCCAATGCAGATTGAGAGACCTTGGATCAGGTCAGGTTCGGGAAGATCGGTGACTGCTTTACTTGCACCATGAAAGTAATCCAAACGGCTGGCCACAATGCTACCGAGAGGAACCTCGATCTCTTCGCCAGTGTCGATGCGGACATGAAACCAGTAGCTGCCGTCTGTGCGACGAGCAACTTCAACATGAGCATGGGGGGTTTCGATAATCACAGAGGAAGGCTCTGGATCACGGCGATCACCAAAGAGCTTGATCTTGCAAGCGTCGTCAGAGTGGATGATTTGGCTGGGGCGAAGTTTAGCCATGATTGATCTCCAAGAGGTTAAGAGCGTTAGTGCTCACAGCATTGTCAAGAATAAGAAAACCAGCAGCGTTTTGCAGTAGCTCTTCTGGACTTTTATCCCAAGTGTAGTGGTTGAAACTGGCATAATATCGACCATCAATATCTTGCCAGATGTAAGTGCTCCAAAGGGTGATGTAACCATTAACACCGATGGTCAACACATTTGGGGGATCATCCCCGTAGAGTTTGAATAAACACTCTGGAGATGGAAATTCAGAAACAGGTTTGAAGCGAATCATAGGGGTCTCCAAGAAAACCCCCTCAATTAAGAGGGGGGAGTTTGATTAACGAAACACCTTAACCCCAGCGGTTACGCTTGGATATGTCACATAAATGGACTTGGCCTTCTTGTGGTATTCAACCTCAACGCCATGCTGTGCCATTTGTTTGCTGATGTCAGCGCCAGTGTTCTTGATTGACAAGCCGTACAGCTTGTTCACCGCTTCGATCAACGCCTCGTCTTCCAGCGAGTAACCCCCACCCAAAAACAAGGCAACTCGTTTGCCGTCATGTCGCAAGCTGTAGGTGTTTTGACCTTCTTGACCATAAGTACGGGAAGTGCCTTCACGCCAAGTCAGCTTTTTAAACGCAACTGGCTCCAGCGGTTTGAATACCTGAAAAGCAGCATCGGGCAGTTTGCTGCGCATGTCCAAGTAGCAAGCATGACACATCTTCCAAACTTCACTTTGGTTGCTAAGTTGGAATACAGCAGGTTTGGTGCAGTGCGGTGTACTACACATCAGAGATTGATCCATCTTAAGTTTCCTCGACTCGACTAAGGCTTCATAATAGAGGTTTTGCATAACCCCATTACACGACATATCTTCAGCTACACTCATAAAGGTGTCGGTGGCATCTTGCAAATCAAACTCTTCAGCAAGGTACTGCTCAATCAAAACCTCCATAACAACGCCACGTTCGGCAGCCGACCACTCAGTCATAGGGTCGCGGGGAATCTCTGGCTTAATTAAAGGCATATAACCGGAACGAGCAGTACCGTGATACACAAAAGCGTTCAGTAGTTTCTCTTTATCCACCGCTTGGTGCATATTGATCAACCCAGCGAAGTCAACCTCAAAAACCAATTTGTCGGATTGGGTGCAGTAATCCTTGGCAAAAGTGAGACTCCAGTTTTGGCCTTTAATGATTTTCTGGCAAGCTTTACTAAGCTCCCACAAAATACGCTCACCGTAGTTGATGCCTACTTTACGATAATAAATGCCAAAATCTTGATCCTCGTAATCAGGATGACCTGACTCAATATCCTCCTGCTCAAGAAAATCAGTAGCATAGTGTTCCAACCAGCTTTCGTAAAAGCCGCAGAAAGGTAAAACCACTGGGTAAAGTAGTTTAGGCATGGTAAAGCTCCACATGAAAAACCCTCCAACTGGAGGGCTGTTGTTGAATAAAGGGTTGGGTTAGCCGTTAAGGTCGTGGCAAATGGTAAGCGAGTTATACTCGCCTTGACAGTCTTGGAGGTAATCCAAAATAACCATTAATTTGGTGTAGAACACCGTAAACTCATGGTTAGTGCAGAGGCTCATAAACTCATCTTCAAGTCGAGTTAAATCCTCTCGTAGCAAAGGCAACTCAGCATTGGTGATTTGAATACGGACACCCAGAAAACAATCAATCAAGACCTGAATACTCGGCAGGTGTTTCCACGTCTTGAGCAAGGCAACAAAGTGTTTAACCTGCTTTTGGACTAAAGTATAACCAACCGAGTAGCCGTCGATACTATTTAGTCGCGTTTGATGAAAACCAACAGGGTACACTAAACCCCCAGCAAAACGGGTTGTGTCAGTATCCATGTAAGCAATCCGAGAATAGGCTTCACCATAAACGCTACGCTTAAACATCCACTGGCCTTCCCCTTTATCTGTCAAAGGGTCTTTGGCGAGCCAAGCAATATAGCGTGACCAAACTGGGATCAAATCAGACCCCATCCGCTGGTATTGCACAAAGTTACGGGAATCTGTGATTTCAGCTTTTTTAACATCTAAGCTATCACAGCGAACGATCAAACCTTCTTTAATCATCTCCAAGGCGTGAACCAAGGAGATTGAGGCCATCTTCTTCATAATGCGTCTCCAAAAGGACTATATTCAACTTCGTAAGGATGATTAACCACCCCGACAACATAATGCTGATCTTCACGGCTGACCTTATTGGTGAAACTCAGCAGTTGGTCTGAGGTATACAACCCTTTGCCACGAGCAGTATGCTCAAACAGGAAAGCTTGAAACTGATCTTCGGCTCGATCCGAAGTCAGAGACACATGGCGAGGACGCATAGCTACTGGCTGCCAATGGCCGTCAACATAGGCTTCAACAGACCACGATTGATGCACCGAACCATTGTCGTTTGGCTCACGGTAAATGTTGATTACCATAGCCACCTGTTGTTTCAGGGCTTGCTCAAGAATATCCACAGCTTCTTGATTGCTGTATATTATGATAGGCATAATATGCTCCATTAAAAAGCCCTCCTAAGAGGGCAGGGCGTTAATCGTAACGGCAGAGATACTCTGTCCGTGAGTAGGGCTTGCACTCAAGCTCAAACCCTCGCGGATATGGCTCCGCAGGTTTGCTCTTGTACTCTCACACCGCTAAAGACTTTTTTAAAGTTAAAGGCTTAATCGGTGGTTTAGTTGGCTTGACTGGTTTAATAACCTTCGCTGGCCGATAAGTTGGTTTAACCTTGCTGCTGTGTGGGGCAGCAAAAGTCTTAGCTTTACCAAACGCAAGATAGGCTGCTGAAACCAAAACCCACGCTAGGAAAACAGCCAGAACGGCTTTCAAAAACCAACTCATTGAAGATACTCCTGCAAATGCTTGTGCTGATCTAACAACTCTTGATGGCCGTATTGCTTGGCTAGTTTTGCAAACGCTTTAGCCACCGCTTGGGGCAACTCGTCTTGATTTTGGAAAGGAAAAAAAGACAAACCTCTTTTTTCCAAACTAAACCGAGAGTCCAGTGCATTAAAGATTACCACAGCCGGAATACGGCTCCAAGGAATCAGCTTGTAAAACTGATTAACGGCTCGCTTATGCTTAACCATTTCGCGGTTGTCCGCAGCTTGGGCAGCAAGATCGCCAGCGTAGTCAGCCGGATTCAGCTTGGTCTTTTTCACACGAGCCATTAACTCGTCAATCAAGCCAAAAGTAGTGAGGGGGCTTTCCAGACGGAAATAACCCTCGGCGTTAAGGCGGCCTTCACACTCAAGCTCAACCTTTACGGTGATTTCTGTAACAGAACCATCAACCAGTTGGTAAACAGGCATATCAAACTCCATGCTCATCATCATGCCAAGGAAAATCCTCTGGCACAGTCAAGAAAGTAATACCTTCGGAAATTTCCTCGGTATGCTCAATCCAAAAAACAGTTTCCATCGGCAGCATTTGTATGCTCTGTATAACCTTAGCCATTGCTTTTAATGTGGCGGCTGAGAAAGCATAATTGTACCGAAGAGACCGTGTTAAGCTGCAAAGCTTTGTAGCTCTATTGAAACCCTGCTTTAGCAAGCCTTCAACTCTATACACATAAAGAGGGGGAACCTCAACCTCCAAAACAGGACATTTATGATGGTTGGTGTGAATCTTGAGCTTCATTCAACACCTCAAGCATTGATTTAAGAGTCTCAAGACTTTTTGCATCGACACCTTTGCGAATCAACCGCTCGATTTGAGCTTTCAATTCGCTGTGTGTTTGAGCCAGCACCAATGGTCGTTTGATGCTGAGAGGTAAACTACTTGGGATTTGGATCATGTCCACTCCTGATTCTTGCGCCGAAGGCACATGTGTAACTGTCCGTTAAGCTCATCACGAAAGAAGCGAACATCAGCTTCAACATTGAAAAGCTCTTTAAAGCTTTGCTTCCATTCCAAAGCCAATTTGCGCAGAGGTTGCTGGCAATCAACCGCGCCATCCGGTACTTTGACTACGCCTTTAAAGACGCTGTGGTGAGGGCATTTCGTGGCATGGTCTAAAGACTTTTGATAGGCCAAGCGCATGTACACTTGAGGAGAGTGGGTTTTTTGGATCATCGTTTACCTCGCATGGATAACAAAAACTCAGACTTAGGCTCTTCGACTATGACTGAATACTTAGGGTTTGGCTCCCCAAATGTTTGGAGATACCAAAGAGGCTTGACCGCTTGAGTTAACCGCATAAAGTGTAAAGCCTCTTTAGATTGCCAATCAATACTCTCAGCAATCAGTTTAGCTTCTTCAGAACCCCATTTGAATTGGATAGCATTCAACCAATCAGGATTCCAGCGGTTCAAAGTTTTAAGCCAAGACAGATGAAAATACGGTTGAAGAAAGTCAACCATAGCGGCATCTAACTCAGCTATGACTTGAAACAACTCAGCGTCTTCTAAAACACAACCAACGCTTGTTCCCGTGCTTAGTTGCTGACGGAAACAAGCGTTTTGAAAAACAGAACGACCCAAACACTCCCTTTTTAAATCGCTCAATATCTTCACCATTTCTGGTGAGATTTTTTCAGAGCCATCCCATAGCTCCAAAGCGTGGAGCACTTTATCCAACATGGTACAGCACCAGCATTAAAAGCATTCCGGCCAAACCTGCTAAGAAAAACACAGCTACCAGCAAAATAGCTGAGAGGGCGTAAATCGTAGGCATATTATCTCCAATCGTTCGGGTATTGTTTGATGATGAGTTGCATCATGTGATGCTTCCCAACCAATACTTTGTGAGGGTTGCTTTCGGTACGATGGTACATCAGCCCATGTCTTTTACAGTAGTTTTTAATCAAACTCAACCACTGTTTTTCAAACTGACTGTCCCCCATACTTAGATGACGAATACGCAAAAAAGGAATGATCTTCTTTGCGTCTTCTTCATGGGTAGTGCATACGTTAATCTGCATTAAAGCTCCAAGGTGAGCGTCAACTCACCGTAACTGATGTGTGGGTGAAACTCTTTAGGGATGTGCTCTAGGATTCCAGAGTTTTCATGATCCCCGTAAAAACCCCAACAGGAATCAGCATAGCTCCCATCCTCAGATTCTAACGTATAGCAGTAGACTTCGCCACTGACATACTGCCCGTAAGTCTCTAACTCGCACTTCATCATGTGCTCAGCCCACTTAAGACCATCACGGAGCCAAGCTGGGTGGCCAAGCTTGGTTTTCAAGCCAGCCTCCTCTTTAACCTTGGAGAAGTAGACCACATGTACACCAGCTTGGCCGGAATCCCAAGGACAAGAAAAGGCGCTGTGAGAGATGGCAACACCGGAATGTTGATACATGTAGATGGGAAGCCAAAACAACTCTAGCTGCTTAGCTGAGTAATTTTGAAGGATAAAGAGGACTTTTTCCCAATCTAACTCTTCTTCAGCCAAATCGAGCCGATAATCACCCATCCACCAGTTAGGTGGGTTATCAGTGTTAACACCAGCAATATCGCTGAGCCAGTGCTTACGTTTGTGGGGTTGAAGCTCGCCCATACGGTCTTGCAGATGGTTGACAAGCATCTTGAATGCGTCGTCATCCCCATAATGATCCTTCATCACTAATTGAGTGATATTGTCGAAGGCTTCACGAGGGTTTTCACAGTGTTGGTCGTGCTTAATCTCAAGAGTAACTTGAGCCATGGTGGTTCTCCACTGGGTTGGTTAATTGAATGCACCCCTCAGAGTGCATTTGTTAATCAACTCAAAACAACTGTCCCAATTTTGTTGCCGTTGCTATCTAACAAAGTACCTCCACCTTGAGAGATTTTGCGAGCCGCTTGTTCCAGAACATCCTCCAACTCGTGGGGATTATCATCAAAAGCAGCATTATCAGTATCAAACTCAATTGAAATCTTCATTCACAATACCCCAGATGTTTAACCCAAACGATTTGGGTTGGTTGCAATTCAGGTTTATGCTGATCATGCCAAGCTTTGTGAGCTTTCTTTAGCTGAGCAAAGGTCACAGGCTCGTCAACAAAAAAGCCCTCAAACTTGTTTGTGTTTTTATCAGCCGTGTAAATTTCCCCCATTAGCTTGTACTCAATGGGTACTTTAACACACTGATAATAATCCACCAATTGGCCGCCATCTGCGAAAATCTCAGTGCATTCCAAGTAGGTGGGAACCACGAGGCTTTCAGCATACTCTTCCCAAAGGGTATGCCATTGCTTGTCGTGAACATAATCCTTTTGGGTTGGACGTTTGGGTTTGACTTGATTAACCCAACTTTCAGCCAATTGGGTTGCCCATTCCAGCGACTGTACCTCACGAATCCAAGGCAGAGTATCTGAGTCTTTAACAGCACGAGCAACCCGATATTTGCCGTTGTGGATTTTAGTAACAGATGCCTCCAAGGTGGGCTGCTTAACCCCTTTGGAATTAAACAAAGGTTCAGATTTTAACTGCGTTACGAGCATGGTAATAACTCCACAGAATCACTGCCGGAATGCAGTGGTTTGAAACGAGGGACTGTTTGATAAGGGTATTGCCCAGTCAAACAGTACATTAGGCTTGGGTTTTTGCTTAAAACCTCATCACCAAAATCATCCACGGTTACAGTATGCGTGAACGGAAAGGTGTTGCTTTGACGAATCCACATCACACGGTATGTTTTGTGGCGGTAAGGGGGAATTAATTCCCCCTCTTCCAAAAGGACATAACGTTCAAACTGCAAATCAGGTAAACCCAGAAGGGCTATATTCTCTTGCAACGTCATTTGATAAGACCCTCAAACAATTTGTACCAAACTTCGGCAGACTTGGGGATTTGTACATAATAGCCGCTATGTACTCGCCCCAAAGAGGATTCCCACTCATACCAATTGTGAGTGCGGACAATTAGTTTGGACAGTTGCTCCCACTCATCAGCAGTTAGAAAATGCTGGCGACCCTCGTAAACCACAGCAACGCAGTTAGCCAAGGGTTTCTTGCGCTTGATCACGGTGGTGTCAATCTTTAAGCAGAAATTTCGCTCATCGTTAACCGCCACAATCTTGGCCAAAGCTTCTTCGCGCAGCTTATAACCAAAAGAAAGTGTTCGATTCTCCCAAGCGATCATAAAAGAATCCACCAAACGGTGGGATAGGTTGTGGCGTTCGCAGTCGTCACGACTGACTTGATAGACCTGATGAGCCATAATGGGTTACTCCTTGGGTTTTAGAGCCGTGGTGGTTGAGTTGGTGGTTAAGGCAAACGATTGCTCTGGGCGATTTGGAACCACAAGGATTTTTTGGCCGTCCTCTGCATAGACGCTGAACATGGTGTATCTCCACTGTTGACTAATTGAATGCACCCCTCAGAGTGCATTTGTTAATCAATCGTCGTTTAAGGCTTCGACCTTAGAGATTAAAGCACCACAACATTGGGTAGCTTCATTGCTTACCTCCACGGTTGTGGCGACGTTTTTTGCCACCACGATTGTGTTTGATTACGGTGATCCCTTTGAACAAGGGGGTGTCAATGAGGTGGTTTTCGGTTTTCTTCACGGGGGTCATCTCCCAACGGTTGGTGAATTGAGCAAGTTGCTCGGTGGATAAGCGCAAAGAGAGTGTGTGGTAAATAAAGCTTCGTAATCCGAAGCTTTCCCACCCCAACGCTCAGCCCGTTCTTTTGCAGAGGGGACTAAAATAATCGGTTTACCGCAGAGGGTGCATTTGCGAGGCATGGCGATCTCCACCAGAACAGGTTGGTTTTCTCAGTGTCTAGGACGGAGCCTACATACTGAGCGTTGAAAACAGGAGCTTCAAAAAGCTCCCCCTTACGCACGATCATCAGTTCAAATCGGCGTAAGGGTTTGTTAAATGGTTGAACAACGTACACATAAGGCACATTGTTAATTCGAGAATACTTGATGATTCGTGATCCTTCAGGAAGCACCAAACCTTGGCGTGTAAAACGCCCAAGTTTGTATTTTACGATCTGCATATTGATCTCCAATCAACTTGTAAATGCACCCCTCAGAGTGCATTAAAAGTTAATTGCTTAGAATCTGAATAATGACCTCTGATTTGTTTGGGGATTATTCTCATCCACCAAACAAATCAGTGATTGTGGCTTTGCCTCCAAGAAGGCCATTATGTTTGCTCCATCAAAGAAATGTCAAAGGGGATAAACGACCCCTTGCCAGTTACAGCATCGGCTGCCCAATAATACCATTGGTTGTCACGAATAAAAACTTCGCAGCCTTTAAACGTTTTGCCAAGTACCTTGGTATAGCCATCAATCACAAAAGGCAAAGGCATCCAACCGCAAGGGGTTACGATGCGCACCTCTTCAGAACCCATAGCTTGAGGCTTGCTCAAATTGCCTGAAGTCAGGATATAGCCTTCCGGTGTCCGAACCTGCTTCAAAGCAGGGTAATACGTCCACCCTTCAGGAAGTTTGTGGGTGGTTGTGGCTTTGGCTTGCTCAGGCTCTTCAAAAGATACAACCCAATGATCGTGGTTCCAAACCCACCAAATCCGTACTTTCATTTTACTTTCCTCACGTCAATGATTTGGCCAAGGTTAAGTTGCTCAGCTTCCCAATTGGCTGTGTTTTGATCAGCCGCAGGTACATGAGCGATATGATAATGAGAGTGCATCCAACGGCCAGTGGGTAACTCTTGACCCATAAGGTGGTGGGGAATATACAAGACCTCATACCAAACCACAGCAGCATCCCAAAACAAATAACCATGCTGGCCAAGCGCAACCTTAGCCATTGGGTTACGCTTCATGGAAGCCAGCAGCATTTGTGGAGAGAAATGTTTTGGTTTGGCTGCTGCGGAAAAACGATGACTCCTTTGAGGTTTACTGGCTTCATAAAGAAACTGAGCAGCTTCCTCACCATTAACCACTCGGCAATCGCCACTCTGCGCATCTTGATATACAAAAGCCATTACTTCTTCTCCAAAACAGTGTTGATCTCTCGAAGATCAGCTTCGAGGTTTTGCCGAGCAACCCGAATGTCTTGCTCAAGAGCTTGAGCCAGTAGTGCGTCCACAGCAAGCAGATTCAAATGCTCTGCCATAAATTCGGTGCGAGGCAATACCTCTTTATTGTTGGCATCAATAATTTGGATGTGTAAGCCAGCGCCGTGGTAGGCATCAAAGCCCTTACGCAGCTTTGCTAAAGCCGCGAGTTTCTTTTGGATTTCAGACATCGGTTTTCTCCTGTGGGTAAATCTCTTTAGGGAGTCAGCCCTCAGACTGACTCGAAAAGAAATTTAGGTTGACAACATCTCGATAGGTAGTTGCACATTGAGGTTCACTACTGGTTTGAATTGGTAGGTGGGTTGCCCTCGCCTTCCCTCCCGAGACGCAGCCCGACAGATTTCATAGGCATCTTGGAGTAAAACCCCCTGATCGCTCATGTAGTAGCCAAACCCATTGGTTTGGGCAATCGTGAACGGTATTTTCACAGGCTCACCCTGTTGAATTCCATCTTTGAAAACACGCATCTCATAATGAGTGACGTGCTCAAACGGTACATCAAGCGAAATAGACTCCCCAACCACACTGTAAAGCCAACAGCGAAGCAAGGCTTCCACCTCGGTCTCACCAGTAATCACTAATGTGCCTTTCCATTTTGGACACCACGGTTGTAGCTTGAAAGCATCAAAGCGGTGGGGGTAGCGTTGAACGACTTGGATTTTCTTGGATAGCCCTTTTCCTTTGAGCTTGCTCAAGAACTCCGCGTCGGCAAACATCGTGCCAAAGGGTGGGGCTTCCAGATTGGTGTTCTGGGCTACCGCATACTCAAGGATTTCTCCCATGAGCTTGTTGGTTTGATAAACAGGCATTATTAACTTTACTCCCAATCATCATACGACAAGTGAAGCAAACGCTTCGATTTTGGCGAATAGATCGACAGAGTATCACCATCCAAGTGGAAGTAATACTCTGTCGCTTGATTCACCACGTGTTTTGGCAGTCGCTCGGCCAAAAGCAATTCAATCGCTTTGGCTGTGGCTTTCTCAATTCCATCAGAAAGCAAAGCTGCTGACTGTGGGTTAATTTCGTGCAATTGCAAAGCGTCCACGGACGCTTGCAACACGATAAAGTCATTCAGTGTGGGCATGGATTTCTCCGACTGTTAGTGTTTCGAGCAAGTTGGGGGTCTGATGAACCCCCAAACTAACTCACTGCTTTTTGCTGATCTTAATCATGAGGTTGTGCCTTCGCCATAAAGGAAGACTTCATCTCCATCTTGGGTCGTCAAGTAAAACGAGAACTTGCCGTTGGAGAAAGTGAAGTCATATTCCCCTGTAGGGTCATGCTCGACTCCTGCTTCAGTCAGAGCCTTCTTGCAGACTGCGTTAACCGCATCTGCACCAGTCTCAACAAAATCTTGCAGCATCCCACTGTGATTCCCACGGCGAAGAACCACAAAGATTTCAGATAGAGCTTTCAGGTCTGCTTTGGTTTGGTCGCTGATCATGGATTTGCCATGGGTTTGCGATTGATAGTAGATCACGATGCTGTCACTAGCTTCGTGAAAAACTGTGTGAAAACGCTTCACACGGTGTTGCTCACACCAAAGGCGGATGACTTCCTTTGCATCTTTGCCTTTGATGCTGACATCATCCTTTAAAGCCGTAGCTTTGAACGCTTTGATGTAGTTGTCCCATTTGACTAACTCTGGCAGGGGGAGTTTCCCCTGCATATAGGCTTTGGGTAAGCCTATGGCTGAAAACATGCGCATAGTTTTCTCCTATTGGGCGCGAGATTTGGAAAGGTGTCGGTCTCTCAAACACAAACCGATAACGCTTGTGTTTGAGTCAAAGACCAACTTGCGTTTGGATATTACTTCGCTCCCAAAATAACATCAGGGAATGCCCACTTTAAGGGGTGGTTAAGAACACCTAGAGGAAAGGCTTCCTCATACACCCAAAGGCGAACACCAGCGTCAAGTAGAGTTTTACCTCGAATCCACACGCCACTTTCTCCTAGGGCATAAACTTGCCCCTCTTGATGCTTTACCTTTAAAAGCACCTTTTCAAGCAGCGGAAAACCTTGCTCTAAATTCACGGTGGGGTGAAACCCACATTTGAGGACATAGGTTTCAGGCTGGTTTCCCAGCCATTCAGGTTTTTGCAGACAGGCTACAAGGTAGTCCACCTGCAATGTGGTCAGCTTACTGATTTTCAATGTTTCAGCCACGATGTTCGCGCTCCCATTTTGAACGAGGGGTTTCATAGAAGATTGCGTCTTTCGACGCTTTGGTGTGACGTTTGGTTAAAGTTGGCAGCCATACTGGGATGTTTACTTGTGCATGGTGCATCTCCACGGGGGTTGGTTAATCAACTCAAACTATGCTCAAGCGTTTCGTAATCATCAATGTGTTTGCCATTGATGAAAAGTTTGTACTTGTTCAAGAACGGATAAATACAGTAGGTTCGCTCATTGCGAACCAGCATATATCCGTCCCTCTGGCAACTTTTCAGCAGATTTGATTGAGCACATCATGGCGATGAACCCAATCAAAACGCCAAAACCAATTAACCAATAACAATTCAGGGTTCAGCCTCCAATTTAGCAATCAAGTGGTCAAGCAAGGCTCGTCGTAACTTCCCATACTTACCCTCCCACTTTGGGAGGGTAACGAATGCCCAGCGATGGGGGTCATCCTTGTCTTTACCTTTGAGTTTGGGCAGGTAATCCTTAGGGCAAGGTACAAGGTACGTCTCATCCCTTGGGTAATGCTCCCAATCCTGAGCCAAGGCAGCGATGGTCTCGCTCACTTCATCCTCAAAAACCAAGTTTTTTGGGTCAAGCAACCACTCTACTTGACCACAAATGCTGTGGTTCCGCTTTGGATTCGCTTTGACTTCCCGAAGCGCGTCCAGTAGTTCATCGAAAGAAATCCGCCCATCGGATGTAACACAATCTTCAGGCATGTCGGCCTTTTGAATGAAGAACCGCAACAAGCTCATTCGGCTTTGACCGTACTCCCCTTCCCAGCAGGGGTAGCGTTGGTACGCTAACTGAACATCAATCGCCTTACGAGGCGATGGCACAGGGTAATGGGGATCCCCCGAAAAGCTAGGCCACTCTTTGGCTGTTTCCAGAAACCAATCGCTGAGGGTTTGGTTTTGATATTTGAGCGTGTGGTATTGCTCAAAATCATGCAGGAATAAGTCCTCCACATTATCACAAATCCCCTTATTAGGGAGTGAGCGTTTTCCGTTTTGAACGGCTATCAGAACAGCTTTTAGCTGCTCGCTGGTTATCTTGTAGGTTGGGATCATAATCCATGCTCCTTAAGTCGAGCCAATTGTAGGGCGGTATCTTTCAGCAAATTCATGAGTTCTTGCCGATTCTTGCCGTATTCGCCTTCCCAATAAGGGAGATGATGAAAGGCACGAATTGGGTTCATGTTGGGTGCAGCTACAGGGTAGCTGGCACACTCGCTGCGCTTACCCCACTTGCTAAACACAGCTTGCACCCACATGTGCAAAGAAGTCTGCCCGTATTCGGACGGCACAAGACACTCGAATACGTTAGGTTTCCCCAACTCTTCCAAAGCCAAATGCAATGCGGTGCAAATGGCTTTGTTTTTCTCTTTGCCTAAGCGTTCAGCATAAAGTAGGATCACGCCTACCTCATGCCATGTTAGCCTGTTCATTGGCTTTCTCCAATATTAGGTTAAACAAATCCAATCGGCTTTCGCCGTAATCACCCCACCACTTGGGGCATACGTCAAAAGCCATAGCCGCCGTGTATTTTATGTCAGGCGATGGTACTGGGTAGCGAAGGGAATCGCTACTGTGAGGCCAATAGGTGAACACTGCTTGGAGCCAATCGTGGACGGTTAATTGGCTTGGTAAGTGCAGCTTATGCGCTGGCTCAAACTCAGCATTGGTGAGAAGCTCATCAAGAGCTTCACAAATACTGCGATTACTCTCAGCACCTACGGCTGGCACTTGCTTCAATACCTCAATCAATTGAGGCCATGAGATTTTATTCATTCGCTTTCTCCAATAAAAACTGCAATAAGCTATGGCGATAATCCCCTTGCTCGCCAACCCAAAACGATTTGTCATTCTGGTTGCGCAGCCATGCTTGGCTTACAGAATCTTCACTGCGGCTTGCAGCGATTGGGAAAGTGGGATCACCCGAAAAATCAGGCCAATCTTTCCAAGTTGCATCAAGCCAATCCATAACCGTTTGGTTTAAACCGTTGATGTGGACTTGGTTCAATGCTGCTTTGCTGCCAGTGAAGTCCTGCAAGATCAGCCAAAGGGAGTAGCAGAGGCTGAGATTTTTCTCAGCGCCTACTGCTGGTGCTTCTTTAAGCGCCACAACGAGGTGGTGCATAGTGATGTTAAGAGCCATAGGCAGATTCTCCGAAGGCTTGGGTGAAGAGATTGGGCTGGCCAAGCGTGGCGTGGGCGTTTGGTTGGCGTTTGAGTTGGCGTTTGGCTTGGCGCTGGCCAAGCGTAGGCGTTCGCTTATTATAATAAAAACCAGAATTATAATACTAATACCGCAAAATATTAATAAAACACTTTGGGGTATTAATACGCAGTTATTATCTGTTTTGGATTTTCGATTATAAGGGTTTTTATTATATATTCGGAGAGCTTCCGAACAGCCAAAAAGTAGGCTTTTGGGTGGGGTGGGCGGTTTGTAAAGTTGTGTAATTATTATATAAGGGGTGCTGTAGGAGGCTGCTGGCAGACGAACGGAGGGGGGTGCTAGGTAGATTCGGTTTTGGTTTGGGGAGGTGTTAGGCGCGAAATAGGCGTTTTCTGGAGGTATTTGCTGGGGGGTTGCGAAGGCTGGAAAAATTTAAGTTTGGGGGCGAGTAGGCCAAAAAGTGGGGTTTGCACCGTTTTGGTGCGTAAATTGAGGGATTGTTAAGTAGCGTTTCGTAAGCCATTGATGTTGAGTTTGGGTTTGGGGGGGTCAACTTAACAATCGCGTTTTTTTGAACCATAATTAAGTAAAATTCAATCGCACTTTTTTTCGTTCTCTCTTCTTTTCTTTCTTTCCTAATTTTTTATTATCTTTCTTTCTGCTTAGGCTATTTTTAGGATTTTTCCCTCCCTGCCCCAAAAAATAAGCCAAATATACTTAATTATGGTTCAAAAAAAGTCGATTGTTAAGTTGACCCCCTCTAACCCACACCCAATATCAATGGCTTACGGAAGGCAACTTAACAATGGTTTACCAAACTTGACCAACCAATGGTTGAACCACAACAATCCTCCACGGTTTCTGTCATTTATAAACTTTGTAGAATGATCAAAAAATAAACTAAATCAGTTCATTTTTTGAGCAAACCGCTACCCCCTGCTCAAAAAATGTACACCTTGTAATATTTTTAAACTAATAAAGTTACTAGATGTTACACAGGTTTTAAACTAAAATCGTCTATTTTTTAAACTAAAAAACACACGATTTTTGTCTAACCCACACGCTTGGCCTGCCCTGAAAGCACAAAAAAGCCCCAAATAGGGGCTTTTCTACGCGAAAACGGCTGCACTAGGGGTCGAAAACTTCAAAAATTTTCGCGTAGCGCAGCCAGAAATTGCTTCGTTATCGGGGCTTGATGCACCGATATTGGCAACATTGGCTCAAACCAGCCTCTTTCAAGCATGGGGTTTGGCAGCGCAAACACAAGTGATAGTTGCCAGACAAAATCAGTGCTTCGATTTGCATCAATGACATGGGGATTCTCCATAAGAAAGCCCCTCGAAAGGGGCTGGTTGGGAGTGTGAGTGTGGGTGTGGGTTAGATTTTCAACCATTCGGTGGCTGTCAAAGACCGCCATTCTGCCCGATATTTCGCATCGGCTTCTTTGTACGTCACGTCACTACGACGATACAGTGACCATCCATCAAAGACATACGCAAAGTCTGCGCTGATCTCATCAGCGTATCCGACTTGCAACACACCAGCTGATGCATCAAACGTGGTGTGTTTACGCACCCAACGATTTTTGGATGTTTTGTCGTTGTCCAACCCAATTTGCATCATGCGGACAATTAATGGGTCTGCTGATCCATCAAGCAATTTTCCGAATGTAACCCAAGGTTGGGTTTGTTTTCGGGCAATTGCAATGTATGACAACAGAGTTGACTGCCAATGTGTACCCTCAACTGGCACAAGCCAAGCTTTAATTTGGTCAAGCTGATCTTTGGTCAATTTGCTTGCATCAAGAAGAGCATAGTCGGGGGTGTGAGGATCACCAGCCACCTGACGGACAATACAATTGTCCAGATACGCCAAAACAGGGCGAATATACTCAGAAGCGTAGCCGCTGTTGCCATTCGGGAAAGATTGTGTTGGCAATGCCCAAACCAGTTGCTCCAACAATTGCGCTTTGGTGGCGCGTGATTTGTTAAAGCAAGTTTTTTTCGAGACCTGAATATGGTACATGGTGAAACTCCATAAGAAAAGCCCCTCGAAAGGGGCTGGGTTAGGGTTAGAGTGTGGGTTAGCTGAGGGTATTTACTTGATACCCGTACCCTGCCTTTGGGCAGTACCAAACATGAATGTGCTTTTCTGGGTTTTCTGGAACACACAATTCTGCATCGTGACCCATCAGGCAGCTTCTGCCATCATGCAAAAAGGCAAAACCCTCCCGAATTTCTTCAGCTTTGCCAACCTGAAGAACATTGCCTTCAGCATCAAACGCTGTATGCAAGGGCTTCCACCGATCTGGTGAAGTGTTGTTGATTAAAGCCATGCGGTGCATAGCCACAACCTTTGGATCGACCACATTATTCAGTAGACGTGCGAATACTTCCCAAGGGCTGGAGTTATAAGCAGCCATCGCAATAAGCACCGAAAACTCATTGTGGTAGTATTTGTTGCCTTGAACAGGTTTGAGCCAATCTTTGATTTTCTCAACTTGCTCAGATGTCATCTTGCTTGCATCCAACAACACATAGTTGGGTGTGTTTGGATTACCTGCATTTTCACGAACAATGCAATTGTCAAAGAAATTGAGAATTGGGCGAGCGTAGTAGCTGTTGTAACCCGAATTGCCGTTAGGAAACGACTGTGTTGGCAGTGCTGCAATAACTTGCTCAAGAAGATTGGCCTTTTGAGCACGAGGTTTGTTAAAACAGTTCTTGCGCGTAACTTGGATATGGTACATGGTGAAACTCCATTGATGAAGGATTTTAAACATAGGGTCTACCTATGCCTATACATACGTCTAACACATACGCATAGGCATAGGTGCGCATACGGGTACACGCACCTACAGAAAGAAACAATTCAAGATTAGGCTTCAGCTTCTGACATTTATCAACAGTGTAGTTTTCTAGGGCTGCTGCTCCCGTCGTTTGATTTCATATCTGTCACCCCGATTGCATCAACAAATAAGGGTCGTTTGATTTAGGGTAGTCGGTCTAAGACATAGCCTAATTGGTTGCCAATCCAATAGGCGCGACTTCACCACGAACGCTGAATAATCAGGTTTGAATGTGGCTCAAACTGCAAAATACCTGTACTTCGCTATAAACTCGAAGCCCACACTAGGCCAAAATAGGCGCTAGGGATTTTCACCCATTACAGAAAAATTTTCCCCAAATTCCAAAGATCGCGGATATTGAAAGGAAAAATCCCCAAGTTAATTCCAGATTACCGGACATTAACACGGATATTGGGCATTAAGTACCCCTAAAATCTTAGGCGCGTACACGCACGCACACGCACGCACACGCACACGCACACGCACGCACACGCACGCACACGCACGCACACGCACACGCACACGCACACGCACACGCACACGCACACGCACACGCACGCGAGTAACATACTCGCTTGCGTTGTGTCAACTACCGTTCGTCGGCTTGCCAACACTCTTTAAAAACTGGACCATGCGAGGGGGGGGGTTAGGCTACGTGTCCGGCAACCTCTTGAGCCATACGCTCCAACACTAACTTGTGGGCACGGGCTTGAGCTACTTTGGCCTTCCGCTTGTTCAGACCTTGCCAGCCCTCCGGTTTGACGTATGCAACTTCCTCCAAAGTGGTGAATCCGGCTTTCTCCATTTGTTCGGCGAAGGCTTGATCCAGCCCAAGTTCGGACATGAACATGTCTACTGTGGGGGACATTTCCAGTTTCGGCGCGTTACCAATCATGGCGATCCTTTCGCCTTCTACTGTGAATTGTAGGCTTGCCAACAATTCTATCTTCTCAGTTAGGCTTAGGTCACTAATGGCTTTCGTTGCCTTTGCGATTAAAGCAGAACGTTCGTTCGCTTTATCCTCGCTGATCTTCTGGACCGCCGACGCAATCAGATTTGAGTAGTATTCGGGCAATGGCTCACCACCGACCACGTGCTTGTAAATGACTGAATCCCGAAGGATTTGAGCGGTTTTAGCAGCGTTTCTTACGCCTTTGTCCGTTGTGTCGGACAATTTACCCTTAGATGCAAGGTCACGATAGGCCTGATTCAGCCAGTGAAGTCCATCGTTGACACCGCTTTTCGCAAGACTGGATGGATTATCAAAAAGGTTCAGTACTTTGGCGTACATTGCCCGATCATATTGCCCGTGGACAATAAAGCTGTGCTTTGTTTTGCCTTCTAGGACTGCTAACAAGATCACTGCATTTTTGCCTTGCAGAATAATATTCTTCAAAGCTTTTTCGCAATCGGTAAAATTTTTGGTACTGAGTACCGGCTTGAGATTCATGGGGTTTTCTCCATTAGAAAGGGTGATTTTAACGTTCTGGCATTCTTTAATGTTCCACGTGAAGCAAGAGGGTTAGAAACGAATCAATTGATCCGCTTCAAACAAGGCCACCAGTGTGGATTCGGTATCGACTAGATGAACATCATCCCCCATCCGTGAGACGATGTAATGGCGGCCATTAAATTTTACTTGATAGGTGAGATTCAGTGAATCGGTTTTTTCCCAGACCAACAGATTAGGCACTTGTACCCAACCATTAGGCAGATTTTTCGGATTCAGCATCGAGTGAATCTTGCGGTTTTCCAGATAATCCACAAGGAAAAAGGAGAGGAAGAAGGCAAAAATTGCAGCAATAAACAAAGCAGAATACAGCATGGTGAAGCTCCAAAGAAAGAAAAAGATTTTGGATGTTCCACGTGAAGCATTAAAGAATGCCAGAACGTTTTTAAACGTTCGCATGATCAAGTTTTTAAAGAATACTGGCAACCGCTAAAGATTTTAGGATGCACTAACCTTGCTGCAAACGCTTAGTAAAAAGGTCTGACTTACGCTATCCCTTTGGGGGGGCGCTACATCGTCTGTAACGCGCTAGGTGTTGCGTCGAGGGCTTTTCATCCCGACGAATACATAATGGCATAGGGAAAAGTGCCTGTCTGTTGTTCTATTGTAAAAAATGTTGCATTTGTGTAACAGCTAAAGGCTGATTGTAACCGAAGTGTAACTTGTGTGTATGTTATGTAACAAGGGTATGGCAAAAGTTACACGCTGTTACACAGGCCACCCGAAATGGGTCTACCGTCATATTTTAAAAATTTTAAACTCTCCCAAATTATTTAGCAAAATCAAACACTTACTCGAACCCACACCCACACCCACACCCACACCCACACCCACACCCACACCCACACCCCTTGAGAAATTCTTTGCTTAGGCTATTCCACACCCACACCCCTTGAGAAATTCTTTGCTTAGGCTAAATTATTTCTGCTTAGGCTATTTTCAAAAGGGTAATAAAAAACCCCCGTTACCGGAGGTTTTTTTTTCTCAGCCCACCAACACTTTGAGGACGATTGCAATGAAAGCAACCAGACACCAAACAGCAAGGACTCCGAATGCCACTGAGACGAACGGTGAAACCTTGTCTTTGCTGCACTGCATTTGAAACACCAAACCTGCAATGGCTCCCAACAGAGAGATTTCAGGCCAAGCGATAATGCACATCAAAAGGAACTCTTTCATACTACCCCCTAGAGACCGTGAAGCCTACGGTCAGTTTGTTCGAGATCAAAAG